GGGTGGCCGCCTCCGGGCAGGGGGTCCCGGGGGCGGCCGGTTCGGGGGTGGTTACGGCCGGTCGCCGGGCTGCGCGGTGTTGGCGGCGGCGTTGCCGGATGCCTGCTGGTACGCGGCCCGGTGGTGCGGCAGGGAGGCGTTCGACGGGTTGCCCGGGTCGGAGGTGATGGTGTCGATCCGGGAGGCGAGGCCGTCGGCGCGGTGCTGCTCGCTGTCGGCGAACGCCTCGGCGGCGTGCTGGCGGCGGCTCATCGGTCCACCTCCGGCCGGGCCATCGCACGGCACCGCTCGGCGTGCTCCTGCGCCCACGTCCTCGCGGCGTCCTCGGCCACGTCGGGCTCGTGCTCCTCGACGGCCTTGTCAATCCAGCCGCCCGAGGAGTAGTAGGTGCGGTAGTGGCCGACCTCCTTGGTCTCCGGGCAGCCGGTGCAGGTGGCGCGCGTCGCGATGAGGATCGGGTCCGGGGGCAGGGTGAGGACCCCGGTCACGTCCACGGTCGCCCCGCCCGCGGTCAGGTAGCGGGCGATGATGCCCTCGGGCCAGGGGGTGGCGTGGGTGGTCTGCATGGGGTTCTCCTCAGGGGTGATGGGCCGCCCCGGGGTTGCCGGGGCGGCTGGTGGGTTAGTGGCCGGGGGCGCGTTCGTGGCGGCACCAGTCGCAGGTGCACGTGTCGGTGCCGGTGCAGGGCTTGTCGGTCACCGCGGGCTCCTGGGGTTGTCGGCCTGTTTGTTGAGGCGTTCGGCGTCGGCCCGGCGTCGGGCCTCGGTGTCGCGGAGTGCCCGGAGGCGCCGCTCGCGCTCGGCGTCGGCGCTCACCGAACGCGGCCGGGGTAGGGGGCCGGGGGGTGGAGGATGTCGCGGGCCTCGTCCTCCCACGGCGTGCCGTCGGTGTCGGCGTGTGCGCTGTGGCTCATCGCGCACCGCCGATGGCGTCCAGGTGGCGGACGATGCGGTTGCCGGCCCCGGTCGGTTCCAGCGGCGGCACGGTGGGCGGTGTGCGCGTGACGACTGTGCGTCCGGGGTGGGTGCCGATAGCATTCGGCATGGTCATTCCTCCTGGTAGGCAGGTGGGATGGCTGGCCCCGGCCGAGTTCGCAGCTCGCCCGGGGCCGTTCTTCGTTGCAAGTACGACCGTAGCGAGAAGTATGGACATTGTCCACACCTCGCGGGAGGATATCCCTATGCCCGAACCCCCCGAGAGGCAGGAGCCGGAGAGGGAGACCATGACCATCCCGAAACTCGCGGAACGCGTCGGCCGCAGTCGCACTCTCATCCACCGGCTGGCATCCAACCCCGCCGAGGGCTGGCCCTCTCCCGTCTACCGGGCGGGCAGCACGCGCCCCGAGTACGACGTGACCTGGTTCGACCAATACTGGGCGGAGCGAAAGGCCAAGATGCGCCAGGGCCGACGGACCGACCTGGAGCAGCCACCACCGCCCCCCGCCGGGCAGTAGCCACCCCCGATGCCCCCGCCGTCCGCAGCGGTGGGGGCATCGGTGCGTCTACGCGGCGACACCTCCGGCTCGCGCGGCGAGCGGCAGCGCCAGCACTTCGGCCCGCCCGCGCTGCACCCCGCACCCAGCGCAGGTCGCGCCGCCGGTGGAGACGGTGACCCGGAGTACGGCCCCGCAGCCACAGGTGACCCCGACACGCCGCTCGCCCCGCTCCCCGGTGGCCGCGGCGTGGACCTGCCGGTAGGTGTCGGCGATCTCGTGCAGCGCCTCGTCGATCGCCGGGTGCTGCCGTGCGGCCCAGTCGAGGTGGAAGCGCAGGTACTTGCACGCCCCGGTGATCTGCCCGCACTCATCCGCCGGCCAGTCGGGGCCGTCCTCGCCGCGCTGGTCGGCCCAGTCGTGCGCCCAGCCGGACAGGGTGACGAGGACGCCGCGCCGGCCGGTGAGGTCCACAACGTGCAGGTTGATCGGCGGCCGGCTCCCGGCGGCGGCGTGGCGGGCGCCGACGAGCGGCGACCCGGCGGACGGTGCGGAGTTGAGCAGCCGGTACAGGCCCGGCAGCCAGTTGAGTTCCTGGCTGGCGCGCTGCTGGCACCGCTCGCACGCGAACCGATCCGGGTCGGTGGCGGGGAGGGGGCGGTGGCAGGCGACGCAGACGGCGGGCGGGGTGATCGGGTCCACGGGTGGCTCCTGGTGCTGGTGCGGTGGGGGCTGCCGGGCCGGTCGGCAGCCCCCGGAGGGTGAGGCGTGGGGGCGGGTCAGGTGCGGGGGAAGTCGCGGCGCTTGAGCTTCGCCATCCGGCCGTCGGGGTGGTGCCAGACCAGGCCCTCCCAGTCGCGGTCGGTCAGCCACTCGCGGAGATCGTCGTAGCCGCGCGGCGCGAACTCGGCTTCGAGCCGGTCGGACAGCGGCGCCCAGCCGTGCGGGATGACGATGTGCCCCCCGAACCCATCGGGGTTGCCGTTGATCTTCGGTCCCACGAGTTCGTAGGTGCCGGGGCCGGGGAGCATCGACTGCCCGATGGCTTCGGCGTGGTACTTGGCGAACGCCGACTGTCCGATGGGCTCCCAGCCGACGGTCTTGCCGGTCTCCTCGTCGGTCTCGACGGGGCGGTAGTTCGGCGGCGGGGTCTTGCCGGGCTTGACCTCGCGGCGCGCCCACCACTGGCCGTCCTGGTCGAGCATGGTGCAGGTGCCGTCCCACTTCCGGGTGGCGACGCCTTCCCCGGCGGTCACCCACTCGCAGTCGGGGTGAACCTCGGTGAGGACTCGTCGCATGTCGTCGGGGTCACGGCGGAACAGGGTCGGGATCTTGTGCATCAGCGTGCCTTTCGGTGTCAGGGCTGGTTCAGGCGGTCGCGGACCCACTCGGCGTCGGACTCGGCGACGTGCGCGCCGGCGCTGCGCCCGACGTGGATGGTGGTGGGCTGCCCGTCGCCGTCCCGCTCGGGTCCGACATAGGCGCCCCACGGCTGGGAGCCGCCGGAGGGCGGGGTGTGGCCGTCGGGGTGGTGGAGGCGGAACCCCCGGGTGAATTCGGTCATCAGCGTGCCTTTCGATCTCGGGATCGGGGGCGGTCAGTAGGGGCGGCCGGGGCGGTACACGGGCACGACGCGGGGTGGCGACGGGGGCGCGGGCGTGACGTTGACCGTGACGCCGCTCTTCCGCCGCTTGCCGCTGTACCAGGGCAGTGCGAGGCCGTCGCCCTCGGCGCGGGGCACGAGGTGCAGGTGCAGGTGGAACACGCTCTGCGTGGCCTCGGCGCCCCACGACGTGATCAGGTTCATCGGTCCGTCCGGACGGATGCCGCTCGCGGCCTCGGCGGCTCGGCGCATGGTCGCCGCAGATACCTCGGGGTCGGCGGCGAAGTCCGTGACGTGCCTGCGTGGGATGACGAGCAGGTGGCCGTCCACGACGGGGTTGAGCGGGATGAACGCGAGTGCGTCCGGCCAGGTGTAGACGAATCTCGCGGGAGCGCGCATGGCGGCGATCTCGCAGAACGGGCAGGGCTCGGTCACGGCTGGTCCTCTCGGCTGACGTAGGGCACGTGGACGTCGTGGCCGTCGCCGGCGGGCAGGCAGCACAGCCAGCCCTCGCCGGTTGTCTCCGCCGGGAAGTTCTGGCCCCACCCCGCCGAGTTGTGTTGGCTCCGCCAGGTGTTCGGCCGGCGGGCCGGTAGGTGGTCCGCGCACAAGCGCAGCCAGCGAGAAGAGGCCGTCTGGGGACCGGGTGAACGGTCGTCTGACCGTTCGAGGGGGTGGGGCCACTCGGTCCGTTCCCCTGGGGCCAACGAACCCCGTTCAAGACAGGCGCCGGCGCTGCGCCCGACGTGGATGGTGGTGGGCTGCCCGTCGCCGTCCCGCTCGGGTCCGACATAGGCGCCCCACGGCTGGGAGCCGCCGGAGGGCGGGGTGTGCCCGTCGGGGCAGTGGCGGCATGTGCGGTCGGCGTTGGCCCAGCTGATGGGCTCGGGGTCGTCCCAGACGATGCGGGTGTGTCCGCCGTGGCCGTGGACGTGCTCGGCGTCTGCCAGCGAGTCCCAGTGGACGGCGGACGGCCGCTCGCCACGCCAGCGAATGCTGACGGTGCCGTCGGGCCACAGAACGCCGTCGGCTACGCGGCCGGTGCCGGACGCTCCGGTGATGTCGGTTCGGCGGTCGAGGTGAAAACGGCGAGGCACGGTCATCGGTTCCTCCGGTATCGCGGCGGGTTGAGTGCGGCCGTCACGGTGACGACGAGCGCGACGTAGGCGAGCAGGTGCCAGGTCACGGCTGCCACCGCCTGACGGAAATCCCGGCGCGCTCAGCGAGGTCGGCGCAGTGCGTCGCGCCGTGAGATCCGTGCGGCCCTGGCCGTGAGCAGCGGACCCGGGCGCAGGGGTTGATGAACGCGTAGCAGGCGTCCGCGCCGAGCCGAACCATGTCGGCGTTGCGTCGGAACCCGGCCCCCCGGTCGAAGGCGCCGTGCGGGCGCCAGGCCGCCTCGTGGGCTTCGACGTCGATCGCGCAGCCCTTGCCGCGCATCCAGCGGGCGTAGTCGTCGGCGTGCCAGTCGGCACCGTCGGGGCAGGCGCCGTGGACGACGATCACGGAGCGGGGTCCGGCGTCGATGAGGGCTTGTTCCAGTGCGGCGCCGATGGTGGTGACGTCGTCCCAGTCGCGGGATCCGGTGATGAGTAGGCGGTAGGTCTCGCTCACGGCTGCTCACCGCCGCCCTGGTGGCAGTCGCAGACGCAGCGGGCGGCGCAGAACTTGCACTCCGCAGGCCGCTTAGCCCCGGCGCGCCCGGTCTTGCCCTGGCAGTAGGCGTGCTGGCCGTGGAGGCAGCCGGTGGACAGGTAGCGGTGCGGGTGGTCGCGGACGGCCTCTCGGGCGCCGGTGCTGACGCCGTTGAGGTAGGTCCAGGCGGCGGCGTAGTTGAAGGCTGCGGCGCTGGTGCGGCCGACGCTGATGCCGTAGGTGCCGGGCACCGCCACCCATTCCTCGCCGACCTTGCGCTGCTCGCCGCCAGGGTTGACGGTGACGCGCAGTCCGGTGTCGTGTGCGACGACGGCGGCATGCCACCGCAGTTGGGTGAGGTCGTCCCACGCCTCGTCGAGCGGAGGTTCGATGCTGCTCCCGGTGTCGTCGTGCACGCGAGTCACGACCATGGGCTCGCTCACGGCTGCTCACCACCGTCGAGGTAGCTGCGGATGTCCGCGAGGGCGGCGCGCACCTGGGCTGCAGTCTCGGTGTGAGGCTGGTCGTGCCAGTGGGCTTCGAGTCGGTCGAGGCGTTCCAGCATGAGCCGAAGAGTGGCCTCGGCCTTGTCGGCGCGGACATCGACCTCGGCGAGCTGCTTCGTATCGGCGTCCGAGGTGGCCTCGGCCCTGTGGGCGCGGTGCTCCAGCCGGTCCAGTTCGGGGCCGACGACGGCGAGCACGGCGTCGGCTCGGCTCTCGGCGTTGGCGCGGACGGTGGCGTTGAGGCGGGTGAGGCCGCGCCCGTTGCCGTCCCGCAGCGACCAGTTGGCGAGCGCCTCGGCGATCCGGTCCCGCAGCGAGGCGACGGGCGGCGGCTGGGCGTCTCCCTCGCCCCATGCGGCGCCGCCGTTGCCCCAGGGAGAGGCATGATCTCCGGTGTGTCCGGCGGGTTCGGTGCAGTGCAGGGGCCAGCGTCGGTGCCCTCTCCCGCACGCGCGGTTCTGAGCGCCCGCGTGCGTCTCTACCCGTCCCGGAGTCGCCTCGCGGCCCCCCGGGCGCTCCTGGCCCCCGTCAGGCCCCGTCTCGGCGGTCTCTGGCGTGACGGCGTCCCCGAGGATCGCGCGGGCCAGGGCGACGTCATACGGGTGCGGCTCGCCCTGCATGGCGTCCGCAGCGGCGGACCGCAGCAGCCGGGCGATCGGTTCGACCAGCGCGGGGGCGGCGATGAAGCGCCGCTGCGGGTCCTGCACACGGTCGGCGGCGGCGCGCACCAGCGCGGCGGTGTCGGTCATCAGGTCTCCTCGGTGGTGTCGTCGTCGGGCGTGGTGCCGTTGATCTGGCGGGCGACGACGAGGGCCCTGACCAGCGATCGGCACGGGCGTCCGGGGAACAGGCAGTGGAGGCACAGGTCGTGGTCGTCTGCGACGGCGTCGAGCAGGGTGGCGAGCGGCATCGCGAGGTCGTGGTCGATCGGCTCACGCAGGCCGGGCGGGTGGAACGGATTGCGGAGCTGGAACGCGGCGGCGCGCAGGGTGTCGGCGGTGTCGGTCATCGGGCACCGCCGGTACGCCAGTTCGCCAGGTCGTGCTTGTGGTCGCGATCCGGCATCACGATCCGATCGCCGTACCGGTTGTAGCCGATGACCTGCCCGGGGATCAGGTGCGGGTTCCCGGCGCTGGTACCGGTGCAGTCGCCGCCGCTGCTGCACTCGTCGCCGTCGTGGCGGCCGTGCTGGCACCGGTCCAGGTCGGCGAGCAGCGCGGCCCACTGCCCGTCCGGTGACTCGGTGCCCAGCGTCGGGACGCCGGTGCGCTCCAGCGCGTGGTCGATGCCGCGCACGGCGGCCACGACGCGGGCGTGCAGCGGGGAGTACATGACGTTGGTGGCGCAGTGCAGCGCGGCGTTGGCCTCGGCGTGCCGGGCGAGGTGGGTCTCGCACGCGGCGAGGGTGTCGCGGGTCTTGGCCAGCTCGCGGCGCAGGTCGGCGTTCGTCGGATCAGTCATCGGGTCTCCTTGGTGGTGATGGCGACGGCGACGGTGCTTGCGGTGGTCCACATCTCGTAGCCGCCTTCGTGCTCCCGGTAGGGGGCGAGCCACGCCAGGGCGCGGGCGACCGCGTCAAGGTGGTCGGCGAGTTCGGCGGGCGGAACCGGGCGGGCGGTGCCATCGCGCAGTGCCCGCGACGCGGCTTGCAGCGGCTCGGCCTGGGGCCAGGTGGTGGTGCCGCCGGTGACCCGCTCGTGGAGCCGGTCCAGCTCGGCGTACAGCCGGTCGAGTTGGTCGTCGTTGATGGCGGAGGCGGTCGGTCGGCGGTCGGTGGTGGTCATAGCTCGCTCCCAACGGGCACGGTTTCGATGGGCCGGCGCCGCACGTCGCGCGGCAGGTCGGTGCGTACCGGGTCGTCCAGCGGCAGCGGCTCGGGGATCGGGAGCGGGATCTGGCCGCGCACCGTGGGGATCTGCGCCGGGCTCGCCGCGACCCGGACCGGCCGACCCGCCGGCTGCTCGATGGCGGCGCGCTGCTCCGGGGCGAGCCGTGCCCAGCACGTCGGGCCCAGGCCGCGGCGGCGGGACTCCTCGGTGCGCAGCTGGCGGCGGCAGCCGGCGCACTTCACGGCGCGTCCTGGTCGGTCTGGTCGGGCGTTGGACTGGTCATCAGCGGGTCACCTCCGCGCAGCACTCGGCGCGCCAGCCGAGCCGGAGGTCCATGCGAATCGCCGCGCCCGCCTCGAAGCGCTCGCCGCAGTGCTCGCAGGTGCCGGGGTAGACGGCGGCCATCCAGCCGGAGTCCAGCAGTGCGGCGCGTAGCTTCCGGGCCTCGGCTTCGGGGTCGGGCTGGCCGAGGCAGTGGGCGCACATGGTGGTGTCGAGGTCGGTCTGGTCGCAGCGGGCCATCGGGGTCTCCTCCGGTCGTGTGTGGTGTGGTGGTGGGGTGGCCGCCCCCGCTATCCCCGGGGGCGGCCATGCGGGGGTCAGGTCAGCCCCGGCAGTTCGCCCTGCTGCCCGGTGCGCGCACCCTCGGCGGCAGCGCAGCGGCGGCACGGCTCGCCGAAGTGGATCGGGCCGGAGCCGAGGGCCCACGCCTTCCGGACCTTGACGTGCTCGGCGAGGGTGCCGTGGACGGCCATGTCGTCGATGGCCTCGTCCGTCAGCTCCGGCTCGTCCAAGGGCTCGTGGCAGCCGCAGGGGCAGCCGGGCTTGCCGGGGAGGCCGAGGGCGACCAGGTGTGCCCAGCAGGAGCCGTGCTTGTGCTTGCGGCAGGCGGGGCAGATCGTCGTCTTGTCGCCGAACGGGACGACGGTCTTGCCGGGGCGCAGTTCGCTGTCCTGGGGGCGGTAGCCCTGTGTGCGGCCGTATCCACGGGTCATCAGGCGGCGTCCTTCCGGGGGGCGGGGTAGGCGGTGCGGCGACCCCGGCTGATGGCGTCCGCCAGCGCGGCGAGGTGTTCGCGGGCGGTCTCCGGGTCGGTGCGGCGCGGGGTCGGGGGTATCGACCCGCCGAACGTGCCGTCGGGGATCGCCTCCAGGGCGATGCGGTCCAGGTCGATCACGGCGCGGCCTCCTCGGCGGGGACGATGGCGTAGCCGGAGGACACGAGGTACTCGGCGACGCGGCGGGCGACGCCGTGTGGGGTGGCGTGCTCGCCGAGCTGGAGCCGGTAGTCCTCGGCGGCGGCCTCCATCACGGCCAGCGCCGCGTCCGGGATCGGCGGGGCCGGCGGGGCGGTCATGCGGCCTCGCCTGGCCTCGATGCAAGGGTCGACGTTGAGGCGCCGCACTTCTCACAGGCAAAGCCGCGGGGAGGCGACCCGGCGCACACCGCGCACAGATCCGCGAGCAGCTGCATCGGCTCGACGCCGAGTGCTTCCGCCAGGTGCATGAGGTGATCGACAGTGAATGTGACCGTTCCGCCTTTTTGGTTGTAGCCCAGTTCCAGTCGCGCGAGAGTGCTTTGGTCAAGGCGGTGGCCGTTGGCCTTGACGCGCTCACTAAGCGCCCGCTGGCTGAGGCCCCGGGCGATCCTCGCCGCCCTTGCGTTCGCGGCGGCCCGTCGGGACCAGGCAACGTCTTTGACAGTTCGTGCTCGGCGGTTACCCATTGCTCTCGGCCTCCTGCTGCTGCGCGTCCCAGGCGGTGCGCCGGGCGGGGTGGCTGCCGGTGGTGCGCCGCCCGCGGCCCTTCGTGGTGCACGGCATGCCGGCGTCGGCGCGGCACCAGGGGCAGGGGACGGTGCGGATCGGGTCGGCGGGGCGACCGGCTACGGCGCGGAGGTGGTACGACATGCGGCTCATGCGGACTCCTCGGCTCGGCGCGTCTTGAGGGCGTCGATGCGGGCGGGGTGGATCACGGCCATGCGGCGGCCGTTCGGGGTGCGACAGGCACGGCGCGGGGCGGACTCGCACTTGGGGCAGGCGACGTCGAGGGGGCCGCGCACCGGGCGGTCGGTGCCCGGGACGCCGCGGCCGACGGAGGTCAGCAGGGCCCGCATGGGACGGGGCTTCAGCTGGCCGGTGGCGGCGCGGGTGCGCTGGTCGCGGACCGCGGCGAGGTAGGCCGGGATGTCGTCGGGGTCGGCGTCGGGGATCTCGGCGGGTTGGCCGGGGCCGACGATGTCGCTGGCGGTGTCGCCGCGGCGGCGGCGGATCTCGGTGATGATCTCGGCGGGGGCGACGAAGGGCTGTCGGCCGGCGACAGCGGCGGCTGCTGCGCGGGCGTCGTCGAGCTGGTAGGCGCCGAGGACGTCGTGCCAGGCATCGGGGGTGTATTCGTCGAACTTCTGCTGGGGGCACAGCGCCCGGACGTACCGGGCGAGGGCAACGGTTTCGGCGGGGGTCACGGGGTCTCCATCCGATTCTGGGCGCGCTGCATGGCGCGGCCGAACAGGTCGTCGGTCTGCTGCTGCTGGCGGCTGGCGAGCGGTACGACGTCGGCCGTGCCGCCGCCGTCCGTGCTCGGCGCTTGCCTGGCCAGGGGTACGGCGTCGGGTACTTCGCGCCAGGCGGGCAGGAAGTAGCGGCCAGAGCGCGGCTGGGAGCGGGCTCCTTGCCAGCTGCCCCGGGCGGAGGTCACGAGGGCTGGGATGCCGCAGCGCTGGATGAGGGCCTCGATGAGGAACCACTCGCTTGGTACGAGGTCCCATCCGACGATCAGCCCAGCGGCGGTGAGGGCGTCCACGAGAGGGCGGGAGTTCTCGGGGATGCGGGGGCGGTCGCCGATGTGGGCGGGCCCGTCCTTAGCTAGCTGGTCTTGGCTACCAGCAGTACCTCTGTAAGAGGTACTGCTGGTAGCTGGCTTGGCTTGGATACCCGTGACGGTTGCGTCACGCCGTGACGAGTCACTGTGACCTGCGGTTTCTTCTGAACTCTCCAGATTTTCCGGATCACTTTCACTTTTTTTGCGCGGCGAATCGTCTTCGAATCGATCCGTTTTCGGAGCGCTTTTCCCGCCCTTCGCCTCCCCGGCGGCCTCCTCCCGGTGCTTCGCCTGCCGGTCCCTGGCGGCCTTCTTGCCGGCCTCGTAGCGGGCTCGGGACGTGTTCCGCCCGTCCTCCAGGTAGTCGTGCATGACGTAGTCGCCGGCGGCGGGTTGGGGGCAGCGCGGGCAGGCGTGCCCCTGCTCGTGCCAGAGGCCGGCGGCGACCAGTTTCTTCGCCTGGGGCGCCGTGCCGTAGAGCTGAGCAACGACGCCGGGCACGACGCCCTCGGTGAGGTGCTGGGCCGCGTAGGAGCCACACCGGAGCCACAGACCGAGCGCAGCGTTCCCAGCCTTCATGAGCTTCGGGTGGGAGTGCGCCTTGTCGTCGATCCTGAACCAGGGCATCGCGCTTCTTTCTGGTCGTGCGTGATCAGGGCATGGCAGTTGAACCCCTGCTCAGGGTGGGATCTTCAAGCCCCTGGAAACAACATACATGAGGCCACATCGATGTGTGGTTTCATGTACCCATGCTCTTGCACACAACGGGGTGGCCACGCGAAGGTGTGGGAACATGCCGATATGACGGAGGAAGCCGTGACCCGCCTGCGACAGGCCGTGCGCCGCCACCAGCGCGCCCAGATCAGCGCCGAGCGCGCCCGCGAAGAACTGGCGGACTTCATCGCCGAGGCGCTGCGGGCCGGCGTCCGACCGCGCGACGTCATCAAGGAGACCGGCTACACCGCCGAGCACGTCCGCCGCATCGCCCGCGAGAAGGGCGTGCCGCCGCTCCGCGAAGCCACCGTGATCAGCAAGCGCAAGACCCAGCCGGGGGGCGACTCCCCGGCCTGACCGAGGAGACCGCCCGTGTGGCTCGATGACCACCGCACCGCCCTGTACCGCTTCTACGACGAGGGCGGGGCGCTGCTGTACGTCGGCATCACCGCGAACCTTGAGGCTCGCCGGATCGAGCACGGGCGAGCCCAGCCGTGGTGGCCGCATGTCGCGAAGGAGACGGTGGAGTGGTTCGAAACCCGTCCGCCAGCCCGCGCCGCAGAACTTGAGGCCATCAAGAGCGAGCGCCCGCTGTACAACGTCAACAGCTCGCCGTGGGCGCCCGGCCCCCGCGAGCTGACGCCCGAAGAGCGCACGATCGGCCAGCTGCGCGCCAACCTGGCGGAGCACGTTGCGCGGGCGCGCCACCTGCAAGAGGCCGTCTTCGTCGTGGACCGCACGAAGAAGCGGAAGCGGGTGGCCGTTCTCGTGCCGTTCGAGTTCTACGAGCGGGCGCTCGCCGCACTCGATGAGGAAGCTGTCCCGGCCGACCGCTGACCCCGTCACGCCGCCACCCCCCGTGCTGCGCCCTTGCGGGCCGGGTCCAGGCGCCAGCGCTCCACCGCGCTGAGTCCACCGCGGATGCCGTAGCGGGACTTGCGGCTCAGCCCGGCTTCCTCCTTCATCGCCTCGGCGAGGCAGCGCCGCTGGACGGGGCAGTGGTCGCACCAGGACGCGGCGAGGCGGCCGACCGCGGTGTCGGTGCGGTCTTCCATCCATGCGTCGGGGTCGACGTCGCCGCGGCGGCACAGGGCGTGGCGTTCCCATTCGTGGGGGCGGCGCAGGGTGTCGGGTGCGTAGTCGGTGCTCATGCGGGTACCGCCCATTCGGCGGCCAGTGCGGCGTGCTGCGCGGCGGTGAGCGGTCGGACGATGAGCGCGAGCTGGGAGCCGCGGACGACGGGGCCGAGGCGCATGTCGGGGCCGATGACGTGCCGGGCGTCGTCGTCGGCCAGCACGCCGGCGTCGATCAGGCCGTCCACGGCGGCCTTGAAGCTGGGGTAGAGGTTCGCCGGGTCGACCTTGCGGCGGGTCGCGGGGTGCACGATGCCGAAGATGCGCGCGTGGTCCATCGCGGGCTGCCCGCGGCGCCCGGCCATGGCGGTCTTCAGCGGCGTGCAGTCGCGGACTGCGAGGGCCGCGGCGGGGCGGATCGCCGACGTGGCCCCGGCCTTGTGCTGGTAGTGCCGGCGGTGGTTGGAGTTGATCAGCGGCAGGCCGACGGGGAGCGTGATGCGGTACTCGATCACGCTGCCACCTCCCCGGCGGCGGCCTGCTGGGCGCTCCAGGCGGCGATGTGGGCGCGGGTGCCGCGCCAGGTGCGGACCCCGGAGGCGTTGGCGGTCGGCCGGCCGCTGTTGGCCCATCCGGCGCGGCGGACGACGCCCTGCTCGCGCAGCAGGGTCATTAGCCGGCCCCAGTGGTGCGCGGAGTCGGGGGGCTCGGGGAGGCGCTGGCGGTCGGCTATGGCGTAGGTGGTGAACGTCTGGCCGCTGGCGGCGGCCTTCTCGAATGCGGGGCGGACGGCGGTGATCCACTCCTCGTAGTCGGCGGAGCGGGGCCGGGGCGGTGGGGGCACGGTGCCGTCGAGGGCGGGCTGCACGGCGGTCATGCCGCACCGCCGACCTGGTCGGCCAGCCATGCGGACCAGTCGGCGCGGGTGTACTGGCCGGCGGCGTCCCAGGTCTTGCGGGCGCCCGTGGCGGCCTCCTTCCGCCAGCCTCGCCGGAAGGGCCGGGGGTGGCGTTCCCAGTCGGACCAGGAGTCGCCGCAGGCGCAGCAGGTGACGGTGGGTCCGTACCAGGCGGAGTCGAGGATGGCCATGCGGCGGCGGCGCTTGCAGGTCGGGCAGTGCAGGATGCGACGGAGCGGGAACAGGTCCGGGCGGCAGATGACGACGTTGCTCATGCCGCACCGCCGGTCGCCTCGGCGCCGAGCAGCACGGCCGGGGCGACGATCTCCCACGGCACGGGGACCCATCCGGCGTCGGTGTGCCGCTCCACGGCGACCACCCTCGTCACCTTCGGGTAGTCGGGCTGGCGGCGGGCCTTCCGCCACAGCCGGGCGAGCCTGCGCTGCACGCGCTTGCTCGGGCAGTTCTGGTCGGCCTCGATGTCGAGCCAGGCGTTGAGGAGGTCTTCGCGGAGGCTGTCGATCGATTCGTAGTAGGTGCACTCACCCCCGCTGGAGGCGAAGCTGTACTGCATGGCTCGTCGGAGGCGGTAGATCTCTTCCGGGGTGTGCTCTGCGGTCACGGGGTCCTCCTGGTGGTGCTGGTGCGGGATGGCGGTTGCGCCACTCGGGCCGGGCGGTCATGGGGCGGGGTGTGCGGTGATCGCCTCCCTGGCTGTGCGGAGCGACACCTCGTGGCAGGCGGGGGCATCCGGTGTTTCGGCGCTGACGCGGTGGAGGCGGAGGCGGCCGTGCGGGAGGCCGCGGGACCACCAGGTGGCGCTGTAGAGCCAGTGCGGGCCCTGGAAGAACTTCTCCGCGCGGGCGGCCAGTTCGTCAGCGGTCAGGCGTCGGCCGACCTGCACGGTGACGAACGGTTCCTGCCTGCCGCCTTCGTCCAGGCCGGCGGCGGGGGTCCACTGGGCGAGGGTCTGCCAGCCGTGCGCGGTGGCGTGGGCGATGAGGGCGGTGGCCATGGACGGGAGGGTGTAGCCGGGCGGGGGCGTGGCTCGGATGGCCCGCAGACGTGCGCTGATCTGTACCGCGCGGGCGCGGTCTTCGGGTGTGCGGGTGGCCTGGGCCGCGAGGCGATGGCCCTCGGTGCACAGCCGGTCGTACTCGGCTGCGACGGTCTCGGTGCCGGTGTCGCGCACGGGGTCCTCCTGGTGGTGCGGTGTGCGGCGGTACGGTGGTGCCGCCCGCCCCCGGCAGGTCGAATGCCGGGGGCGGGGCGGCGTTCAGCGGTGGATGCCGTAGATGCGGTCATTGATCACGCAGGCGCCGATCCACAGGGCGCCGGCGCCGATGGAGCCGCCGACCCAGGCGGCGAGCAGCAGCAGCCAGGTGGGCATCACGCCACCGCCGTCTCGTCGCGGTCGGTGATACCCAGCTGGTGCTCGTCGCCGTCGTCGTCCGCGCAGCTCGGGCATACCTGCCGGTCGTCGTCCAGGCGCCACCCGTGTCGGCGTCCGTAGGCGGTCGCGGCGGCGCTGTCGGGGAAGCAGATCCCGCTGCCGTGCCGGTCGTCGGCCTGGCAGACCGCGCAATGCAGGTGCCAGCACGGGCCGTCGAAAGACTCCGTCAGGTCGTCCCGCAGCGCGGCGGCGGCTTCGGGCTCCAGCTCCAGGACGGCGGGCTGTCCGCCGGTGTGGGTGAGCATGAGGACGGCACCGCCGTCGTCGCCCAGTTCGATGTCCTGCGGCGACCAGGCGAGGCGCAGGGGCTCGCACTCCGGTCCGCACAGCTCGTGCTCGCCGTCGGCGTGAGCCTGCTCGCGCTCGTGACGGTCGCAGGGTTCGCCGCCGTCCTCGCACGGCACCCCCGGGCCGCACGGTGTCGAGGTGCGGGCGTCCAGCTCCCGCCGAATCCGGTCCCGGTCGGCGGTCAGCTGTTCGCGCTGCTTGTCCCACGCGGCGGCCTGCCGCTGGTGCTCGTGGCGGAGGTCTGCGAGGCGCTGTTCCCAGTCCTGCGCCATGTCGTCCAGTTCGCGGAGGCGCACGGCCTCGCCGTAGAGGTCGTGGACCTCGACCAGGTAGCTGACGCGCCCCCCGATGGTGATGTGACCGCACTGGGCGCACTGGATGTGGGCGTGGTCGTAGGTGACCCAGTGGTGCGCGCCGCCCTTGACGGGCGCGTAGCCGCTGGGGCAGATGGTGTCTCGGCGGATGCGGGCGCGGATCTGCTCGATCCGCTCGTCGCTCAGTCGGTCGGTCATGCTGCGGTTCCGATCTTGGGCAGGGTGAGGGTGTCGTCGTGGGGGTCGTGGCGCGGTTCGGCAGCGGCGGTCTCGGCGGGGCGCACGTCGTGGCGGAGTCGGTGCAGCGCGGCGCGCAGCAGGTGCACGGCGAACAGCAGCGCGGCGAAGGCCAGCACCAGCGCGGCGGCGCCGAACACGTAGACGGCGGCGGTGATCAGGGCGATGGCGTCATCCACGGCCGGCCTCCCATGTCGCGTGGGCCGTAGCGATCTGCGGCGTCACCAGCTGGGCGAGCACGCCGTCGTCCATGTGGCGGCGGCACTCCGGCCCGACGCCGAGCACCTTGGACCGGTCGTCAGTGAGAGCCCGGCCGCACTCGCAGCAGCGGACGGTGAGATCGGCGAACGTGCGGCGGGCGGCGGGCAGGTCGGCGATCAGTGCGGCGTGCAGCCGCTGCATCCACGACTGGTAGCGGCTGCTCCAGACGCGCATCCAGGCGATGCGGGCGTCACGGTCGGCCGGGGCGTCCCGCTTCAGCAGGCGCGGGGGGCCGTGGTGGGCCTTGGCAGGCCAGGCGGTGATCCGGCCGGTGCGGACCCGCCAGTAGGTCATGGTGGCCGGGTCGTCGGGGTTGAGGACGGCGTAGTAGCCGTCGGGCAGGTCATCCACGGTCGGCCTCCGGAGTGGCGGCGGCCAGGTGCTCGGCGGGGGTGTAGTGGTTCGGGTAACTCATCGGTCGCCACCTGCTTCGGCGCCCTTGTGTCCGATCGGCCACGCGACGGGCAGGCCGAGTTCCTTGGCGAGCACGCGGCGGCTTTCGGCGTGGCCCTGCCAGCGGTGGTAGTCGGCGTAGTTGTCGGGGCGGCAGTTGTCGATGGCGGTGACGAACTCGGCGCGCGCGGCGACGAATCGGGCGGCCTTGCCGTGGGCGATCATGAGTCGCAGCAGCGTCGGGCCGAGGGACTCGCACGATGCGGTGCCCTCCTCGGACAGCCAGCACCACGAGTGCTCGTTCATCGTGAACTGGCCGCCCTTCCAGCCCTCGTAGGTGGTGCCGAGCGCGGACCGGGCGGAGGCCAGGCAGTCTCCGACGGGGATATTGGCGGCGGGCTCGAACGCGAGGTCCATGTAGTCCCCGCGGTAGGAGTGCGGGTTGACGAAGCCGACCGGCAGCAGCAGCGCGGGGTCTTCGGCTTCGAGGGTCTTGATCAGGTCTCCGAGGCTCATCGGTCGGTTCCTCCGGTCTTGCCGCCGCCGTCGCCCTCGGGTGCGGTGGCGGGCGGTGCGGGGCTGGGGTCGGGGGTGGCGGCGGTGTCGGTGCATCCGGCGGCGATCAGGGCGGCGGTCGCCAGCACGGCGGCGACGGCGGCCCAGTGGTGCGGGCGGGACGCGTAGCGGTCAGGCATCAGGCGGCGCTCCAGGTCAGATGTGGCAGTCCACGGCGACCAGGACCGTGGCCGGGTCGAGGGCATCCAATTCCTCGTTGATGCGCCGGTAGTAGGCGGCGCGATCGCCCTCGTCGTCGCTGCTCATGCCGAACCAGCCCATCGAGCCGGGCGCGTGCCACACGCCGTCCAGGTCGAGGTAGGCGTATCCGGGCACGGCCCGCTCGGCGGCCTGCCGCATGTACTCGTCGCGGCCCACGGCGAAGGCGTCGATGGGGCAGTCCAGCCACGCGAACTCGCGCGAGGTGCGGGCCTTCTGCGTGATCTCCTGCGCGCCGTACTCCTCGCGGGCGCGGTCGATCGGGTAGTCCTCCGGGTCGGCCTTGTGGCGCTCCAGGAACGCAGACCACGGCCGGGCCTCGGGCAGGCCATCGGTCAGCTGCTGCCAGTGGTCGTACTGCCCGCCCGCCTCGGCGGCCTTGATCTGGCGCAGGGCGTCGAAGTCGAGGAGTTCGCGCGGGCCGCCGTCCACCCGGCCGGGTGCGGCCCGGTGGCCGAAGGCGCCCGGGCGGCCGACGATCAGCCGCGGGTCGCCGTCGCAGCCCGCCGCGACGGGGAAGTAGCCGGTCCAGCGTCCGCCGATCACCCACCAGTCCCACTTGGACCGGGGGTTGTAGGTGGACATCGAGTAGAACGTGACGGCCGTCGAGTCGTCGGCGGTCTCCTCGGTGACCTCGACGTCCTCGTAGGCCGACAGAACGGCGGCCACGTCCAGTTCGTCCAGGCCGGCGGGCTTGTGCTCCGGGTGTTCGGAGTAGAACTTGAGGGCCCGCTCGTAGGCGTTCTGCCAGTTCTCGATGTAGTTGCGGTAGGGGGTGACCTCGCTGTTCTCGTCGAACGGGGCGAGTGCGGCGGCCAGGTGCTCGCCGACATGCCCGCGAGTGTCCGGCTTGAGTGCAACGAGGACGGTGAAGTGGGACATCAGGTACTCCAGTCAGGTTGGTGGCTGCCTGGCGGGGCCGGGTGTGGAGGCCGGCGGCGCCGCCAGGCGGTCAGGGGAAGCGTGGGCGGCGGATACGGCACAGGGCCGCAGCGGGCGCCCCGCAGAACAGCGCGATGCAGATGACGGCGGTCACCGGACGGCCTCCGTCCGACGTCGAGCGCGGAGCTGCCTCAGGTACGGGACGATCTGCGCGCTGTGGGCTGCCGTGCACGGTTCGCAGCGGCAGCCGTGGTTCCGGTACGTGTTCGCCTTGCCGTGCCCGGCCCGGTCCGCAGTCGACGGATCCGCAGCGCGCCGGTGGCGATCCGCCCGGCACTTCGCGGTGTGCGCCGCCCGGCAGTCACCGCAGCGACAGCCGGACCGGTACCGACCGGGTGTGCCGTGCTCGGCGAGCGGGCGTCCCCGTCGGCGCTTGGCCGCCGGTGCCAGTCCAAGCATTGCGCGGAGCATGGCCTCGTCATCCGTGCCGGTCGCCCGGTGGGTGACCAGCTGGGCGACGGCGGCGAGTTCGCCCGGGGTGGACGCCCGGCCGCCGACAACAGCTCTGGGAACGCTCACCGCTCCTCACCCCCGCGCGGTCCGGTGCGCCCGTACTGCTCCAGCAGCGTGGCGGCCACCGGCACGGCCAGTGGCATGCCGTGCGCCCGGCGGTCGAGTTCGTCCTGCACCCGGTCCGCCCAGGTGGCGCACGGCTCGTCGGCCGGTAGTCCGGCGGCGGCGTGGGCGGTCATGCAGCGGCGGGCATCCTGCTGATGGGCGCGCAGTACCCCGGCCGGGGCCAGCGCCAGGAGGTCCGTGGACGGCCTCACCGGTCCTCACCCCCGCCCGGCTGGACCGGGTCCAGGGCCTCCCGCGCCGCCTCCCGGGCGGCGTGCAGGGTGGCCTCGGCGGGTCCAGCGGCGCACGGTGCCGGCCGGAGGTGCGCGGGCGGCGAGACCGGAGCCAGATCCGCACCTCCACCACGACGCACACCACGAACCAGGCCAGCGCGATACCGGCGATCAGCAGCGTCAGCGCATCAGCGGTCATCGCGCTCACCGCCATCCAGCGGTGCGGCACCGGTCCAGACGCGCAGGACCGGGATGTGCGCCGAACACACCGCCAGCACGCCCGCGCCGAGCACACCGGCCAGCAGCAGCCACCCGAACGCCGCGCTCACTGCGGGCCGCCGGGGGCGTTGGCCGGGGCGCCGCCGGTCAGTTCCTCCGCCGTCACTCGACCGGTGGCTGCCGCACCGCCAATCGGCGGAAACGCGTCGTCCCGGGTGATCTCGCCGCAGCTGACCGAGGTGTAGAGAGAAGCAAGCTCCGTGGCGTGCTTACCGGTCCACTCCGACCGGCGACACTCGACCTTGGCCTCCAGCTGCTCCAAGGACACGCCGACCTTCTCGTAGGTCGCCACGAGCTCCGCGATGTGCTTGCCGATCGTCTCCCGACACAGCTCGGTGGCCTCGCCGACGTACCACGCGGGCAGCACCTTGAAGATCGCTTCACGCAGGCGGCGGGCGCCCTGGTTCGAGTTGTTCTCGTACACGTCACGGAGGTCGGTGAGCTTCTGCGCGTTCCGCGACGTGTACCGCAGGTGAGGGGCAATGAAGATCTGCGCGGAGCGGGAGTTGGCCTCCAGGTCCCACGCGTACACCAGGATCTCCGACTGCCCGGCCCCGGAGTCCCGCGACAACTCGACCACGCTGTACTGGATGTTCCCGTAGTTCAGCGCGAGCTCCGTCGCCAGCTGGATACTGGCACCGGAGACGATCTCCCGCCCCCTGGGGAAGCTGTAGAACGCCTTGAGGGCCAGTGCGGGCTGGCGGCACGCGAACTGCATCCGCCGCCGCGCGGCCTCCGGGTCGCGCGGGTTCTGCTGCGCGATGGTGACGGCGGCCTTGACCTCCATCTCCGCCCGTGACTGCTCGACCATCGTGGCCTGACCGGGCACAACAAGTCCGTTGTCGTTCACAGGTACTCCTCGGTGTCACGGATTTCGGCCCAGGGGGGCAGGGAGATCAGCTGCGGCTCGTCGCCGTAGCCGGGCCAGCGGCCGGTGGCGGTGCACTCGGCGAAGGTCTCCAGCGCTGCCCGGTTCTTCGCCGCGCCGATGCGCAGCGCCACCGCGTCCAGCTCGTAGGTCGCCACCAGGTACGGCGGGTCCTTCTCCTGGCAGATGAAGACGAACGCCGCCCCGCCCGGGGCCAGGCCCAGCGCCTGCACGGCGGCCGTGTACCAGTCGGCCTGCTGGTGGTAGCCGTACTCGGCGGTCGCCTTCCTGAACGCCTCAGGGGACGCCGAGCGGCATGTCTTGTAGTCCGGGACGATCAGCCGCCGCTCTGCCACCGGCTCGCGCAGCCAGTCCAGGCGCGCCCGGCGCATCACCCCAGTCGGACGGTCGGCCCACCACAGCGACACCTCCCCCCGCCCCGAGCCCGGCGCGAACACCGGCCCAGCAACGGGATGCGCCCGGAGTGCGGCGGCCATGGCCTGCACCTGCTCGTACTGGTGCTCCAGCAGCGGCACCGCACCTTCGGCGCGCGCGCCATCGCGCAGCTGCTGCGCCCGCTTGGTGCGCCAGTCCGGCGCCTCCACGATCACCAGGTCGGGGCCGGCGCCGAGAGCGGCGAGATGGGCGGCCTGCCCGAAGTCGAACACTGCCTTCGGCGGCTGGCCGTAGAGCTGGTCCCACCGGAACCGGGCCGGACACGACGGCGGCAGCAGCTGCCGGGCACCGGTCGAGGACAGGGCGGGGTCGGCGTGGTACGCCTCAGCCGGGACGTCGTCGTACACGCCCGGCGCCATCACCGGATCGGTCAGCACGGTCTCAGCCATCGAGGCCACCGCCCACCGGGCCGACAGTCAGGGCCAGCCAGCAGACGCCGCCGATGACGACGTACCGGACACCCGCACGCACGCTGCGGGCAGCGGCCTTGCCGTGGTGGTCCACCAGCAGCGCGGGCACGGCGGTCGCGGCGAACAGCGCGGTGGCGATGCCCCCGCCGGCAGCCCAGTCGGACAGGACGGCGGTCATGCGGCACCGCCCCAGCTGACGTGCTGGCCGCCGGACCAGTCGGTCTCGTGCGCGCCCGTATGTCCGGAGGTGAGGCAGCAGCGGGCGAGTCCCGCCTCCGCGCACCGCTCCCGGCAGGCATCCCGGCGCGGCAGGCGGGCGGCGGCGTACTCGCGCTGCTGGTCCTCCACCGTCCGGCGGGCGCCGTCGCGCTGGTCGGTCAGGTCGCGGACCTGCTCCCGGAGCGCATCCAGCTCGGCGACGTGCTCGGCAGTGCACTGGGTGCGGATGTCGTCCGCCCATGTCGGCTCGACCAGCAGGCCGGCCGAGCGCAGCACGTCGACGATCTCGGCGCCGACCTCGGGCGGCAGGCCGCACCGGGCATCGATCAGCCGCACGGCGGCGGAGGACACCGGCTCCTCGACGGGGCGCTGCGTGCCCTCCGTCGGGGCGCTCATGCCGCACCGTCCTTGGCGTCCAGCTCCGCCAGACGGGCCAGCAGCTGTTCGCGCTCAGGGGGTGCCGGAATCCACACGGAGATCTCCACTGCAACCCCGGACCACTCGCCCTCGATGATGCGGTTCGTCGTGCGGCTGCCGTCGTGGTCGTGCGTGATGGTGCTGCCGCAGGTGACGGTGCCGTCGATCAGATCGGCGAGGCGCGGCAGGCTTGCGGGGTCGAAGTCGCCGACGTTAACGGCGTTCAGTCCCACGCTCGCGCTCGGGCGGCGACCGATGTGCCACGTCGTGACGGCGGCGTCCAGCAGCGGCGCCATGTCAGCCTCGGCGATCCGCTCCAGCAGCGTGCCGAGCGCCGCGTCAAGGGCGAGGATCGTCGAGGGGTTGGTCATACTGGGAGCCATCGCGGCCCCTCCTGTCTGTAGAGGTGTGCAGGGGTGGTGCTGCGGTAGGCCCTGCTGCCGGTCTTGCCACCGGCGGTGGGGCCGTTTGCCGTCCGCTCTCAGGCGGCGGCGGGAGTGGTGCTGTCGTTGCCCTCGGCGTCCAGGCCGAGCTGCCGCACGATGTCGACCAAGCGCGCCCGGTAGGTGACGCCGACGCGGAACACCGGGACCGGCAGCTCGTTGCGAGCGGCGAGTTCGTAGGTCACCGACTTACCGAGGCCGTATATCTGGCCACCGACCGTCGGCCAGACCTTCACTACGGCGGGAAGCGCGAGGATCTCCTCGGGGGTGAGCTGCGGGGCGCTCATGCCGACACCGACCGGAGTGTTGGGGTGAACTCGCCGCCCGTGCTCCGGCCCAGCGGTTCGAACAGGATCAGCACGTCCACGCCGATGACTCGGGCAATGGCCGCGGCCTTGTCGGCGGGGACCGTGTACTGCTCCCCGGTCAGGAGGTTGCCGATGGTGCCGTGGGGCACCCCGGCGGCGTCGGCCAGGTCGCGGATGCTGATCCGTGAGCCGGTACCGGTGCGCTGCATGAGCTGCCGCAGTAGATCGGCGTTCACCAGCCGATGGCGGTACATAGGGGGTGTAGTCACATCCACCTCTTGCTGCGGATCGTCCAAGTTTTGGGATGCTCCGAGCATTGCACACTCTGGACGCATCGTCCAGCTTGCGGGACGTAGTTAGGTGCTACTAACTACGCACCCGATGCGCCCTAGCGCTGCCGCCTCTTTTGTTGGACACTGCGTCCAGCGCGTGCAACGGCGGACGCGCGTGTGCAGGGGGGCGCGCCCCTATCGCTCCCTGCCCGATGGACACCCCACAGCCATCAGCAGACCCCGGAGTGGCAGGATGAGAGTCATGGATGAGACGCGCACGGACTTCGTGGACCTCGTGCGAGATCGCCGCAGAGAGCTGCGTCTTTCCTATGCGGCCGTCGAGGAGCGCATGCCTCCGGACCTGAGCGGCGAGGGCGTCAGCGGCTCATGGCTGCACCGCTTGGAGAAGGGTGAGCGGGTGCGCCCACCGCACCTAGGGCAGCTACATGCCCTGTCGGTCGCCCTGGACCTCCCCCTTCACCGCCTTCAGGAAGCCGCCGGCGCCCAGTTCCTCGGCATCGACACCGTATGGTCGTCCTCAGGTGAGGCTAGAGCCTTGGTGGAGCGCGCGGATCGCCTCACCCCGGAGGCGCGTGCCCAACTACTGCGGCTGATCGATACATTGACCGCCGAGCCCGGTGAGAACTGACGGCGGGTCAGATTCACCCGCAGTAGTACTTATGGTCGGAGCGTGGTGAATTTTCGGTCAAGATGCGACCATGTTCCTTCGCCTGGGGGGCGTACTCGATCACGTGGGCGCGGCATGTCTGCGCTCATGAATCGAACATGTGTTCCACCGGTATAGCTGCCTGGGGGCATCATGCGTGACCAGCGAGACGACCACCCGGAAGAGCCGCACGAGCCGATCGGCGCACGTTACGAACTGCGGGACGACCTCCCGGCCGGAGAGATTGTGGTGCCGATCGATACCCCCACGGAGACCGTTCTGGCAGTGCATCCCCGCCACATGACGCCCGAGCTCGTACTGGCCCTCAACCACCATCTAGAGCACATGACCCGCCATGGCATCTGGCGGAGGTGTGGCTGATGGCCGGGGCGCGCCGTGGGGGCGGCATCACCCGGCGCTGCGAGTGCCGCGGCGAGGACGGCAAACGCCTGGGTGCCCAGTGCCCCGACCTGAAGCGGCGGAAGCACGGCCGCTACGAGATCCACCAGGAGCTGCCGGACGACGCCGCGGGCAAGCGCCGCCGCTTCAGACGCACCGGGTACGCCGACAAGACCGCGGCGGAGACCGACCTCGGCCACATCCGGGCGATACTGGAGCTGCCCACCGACGACAGCGAGCGATGCCGGGTCGGCGATCTCCTCGTCGGACTCATGGCCGCCCGTGAGCCGATCCCGGAGTCGGCCGATGTGATGCGCCGCCTCGGCGTGGGCGTCCCGCTAGACGGGACCACGCTGGTCGGGGACTGGCTGGACACCTGGGCAGCGTCGAAGAAGACGAAGAAGAAGACGACGACCGGCTACCTCTCCCACATCCGCGTCCACCTGAAGCCGGCGCTCGGGCATCACCGGCTCGACCGGCTCGGGGTCGGCCAGGTGCAGGCGATGTTCGATGCGATCGACGACGCCAACGAGGTGATCGAGGCGGAGAACGCGGCGCGGCGCGAGCAGCAGGCCCGCGCGACGTGGGGGCACCGGTCCCGGCCGCCCGCGCACGAGCGGGAACGGCTGGCCGCCGAGCGGGCGAAGCTGAAAGCGATGCCGCCCTACCGGCGCCCCACTGGCCCGGCGACGAAGCAGCGCATCCGGGCGACGCTCCGGACCGCGCTGAACGCCGCGATCGCCCGACAGATGATCACGTTCAACCCGGCCGCGCACGTTGAGCTGGCCTCGGGTAAGCGCCCGAAGGCGATGCTGTGGACGACCGAGCACGTGGTGCGATGGCGGCAGACAGGCGAGAGGCCGTCGGCGGTGATGGTGTGGACGCCGCCCCAGATCGGCGCGTTCCTGGACGCCGCCGAGGAGCACCGCCTCTACGCCCTGTTCCACCTGGTGGCGTTCCGCGGCCTGCGCCGCGGTGAGGCCGTCGGGCAGGACTGGGTGAACGTGGACCTCGATGCGCAGTCCCTCACGGTGGCGCGGGAGATCGTGGTGGATGGCTGGACGCCGGTGGAGGACACGCCGAAGACCGACGGCAGCGCCGGCACGATCGGCCTGGACTCTCTCAACGTCCAGGTGCTGCGCGAGCACCGCGAACGGCAGGCGGCGGAGAAGGAGGCGGCCGGCGAGGCGTGGACGGAGACGGGGAAGGTGTTCACCACGCCGACCGGCGGGTGGCTGCACCCCGAGACGGTCAGCGACGCGTTCCGCCAGCTCATCTCTGAGGCGGGCCTGCCGCCGATCAACCTCCGGGATCTGCGGCACTGCGCCGCCACGCTGATCCACCGCGGCGGTGGCGACCTGCACACCATCAAGGAGGTGCTGCGGCAGTCCACGATCAAGCTGGCGTCCGACACCTACACCTCGCTGCTGAAGGAGGTGGACCTGGAGGTAGCCGAGCGGGCCGCCGCTGCGGTCCCCCGGGCGCGGAGGGGTGACTCGTCGGCGGCGAAGGCGTAGACTGGGCGCAGACGTTGAGCCCCTCCCGCCAGCACTGGGAGGGGCTTTCTGCTCGGCCAATGCTCGGCCGGAAGGTCTGGACGGAACGCCATCGTGGCGGAAAATTCAGTACCGGACAGGATGATGGGACGGCACTGACCTGGCGTTTCCCGGAGAATCCGGTACTGAATAACACTGGGCGGTACCGGTCAATACCGGGCAATACTGCGGTGCCGCAGACTCATAATCCGTCGGCCGTGGGTTCGAGTCCCACCCGCCCCACCCAGCGCCCCAAGACGAGAAGCGCCCTACCTGCACCGGAAGATGCGGGTAGGGCGCTTCTGTGTGGCTGATGGACGGTCAGGGATCATCTGCTCGGCCGATGCTCGGCCGAGGGTTTCGGGTCATGGAATGACGGAGGGGCGCCGGCGGAGCCTGGGGGGCTGGTCGCCGACGCCCCGTCTATGGGGGCACGCCACTGGGTGTCTAGGGCACGTACCCGGGCTTCATGATCAAAAACCTTACCGTCAACGGTAAAGACATCCACCCATGATCATTCCAGCGTGGACGGGTGCACCAGCCCCTGCCCGACCACGTACTCCGCCGGCGCCTCCAGGTCGGGCACCTGCTCCGCTCCGCACGGTTGCACCGCAACCTCACGCAGGATCGACTCGCCGCACTGGCCGGACTCGACGGCAAGACGATCAGCCGCATTGAGACTGGCACGATGAGCCCGATCCTCGACCACCTGCTCGACCTCGCGGACGCCCTCGACGTCCCGCCGGCCAGCCTCCTGCCGGAGCGCCTGGCGGACTGACCGCCCACCCCGCGATCTCGCCGCACCCGCCGGCGACCGCCCCGGGGCAGCCCGGCCGGGTGCACATCCGCTGGCCGGTACCGAGGTCGGTGGTCTCCCCGCCGCATGTCCCGCAGTAGCGATCATTGGTGCCCATCGGTGTCCTCCTGGCGTGTGGTGGGTGCCCCCTGCCCGGGGGCACGTGCCTCCCCGGGCAGGGGGCGGGTCAGGTGCCGGCGCGTCGGGCCAGGCCGTACAGCGGTGCTGCGGCTGGTCACCGGGCGGCGGCCAGGAGCGCGAGCAGCAGCGATGCAGCTGGTAGAGCCAGGGCCCCGGCCGTGCCGCGGATCACCGGATGCGGCTCCTCCTCGTGGCACTCGCAGTCGCAGGCGATCTGCACCGGGCCGCGGTCCGGGACGGTGATCGTCGCCGGGCCGGGACACTCCTGGTGCAGGTGCTCCCACGGGCCGCCGTCGGCCGCCGCCTGGCACATCAGCGACACCTCGGCGACGGCGTGCGGGGCGGTCACCGGCGGCCCTGCCAGGCTTGGGGGCGCTCGACGCGCGTCACGGTGTACTCCTGCCGCAGCGCCAGGACCAGCAGCTCCCCGGTGTCCAGGCGCAGCTGCGTCCCGCCGTGCACCGCCCGCATCGTCACCACGCGGCGGGGCTGGCCGCCGATCAGGATGACGTCCCGGACCCGGATCGTGCGGGCGGTCACGGCGACGATCGTCGCCTCGGGGTCCAGGCGGGTCACCGGGCAGCCTCCGGGCGGCCGGTGCAGATGTGGGCCATGCCCTGCTCGACCTCGGTCCGGCACTGCGGGCACGGGATGCAGGGCCGCAGCGGGGTGTTGAGCAGCAGGTCCGGCGGGTCCTGGTCGTGGCCGCGGCCGTCCGCCGCGTCCGCGAGGGCGGCGCGGTGGGCGCGTTGCTGGGGGGTGCGTTGCATCGTAGCTCCAGTTACGAGACGTGTACGGAACGTCCGCAACTGACGCTATGGGGGCCCCGGGTCGGGCTCAACGCCTGGGCGGTAGCACTCTGAGGCAGCGTCAGCCCGAAGTGCTACAACGCCCGTGCACTCACAGCGGGAGCTTCACCGCGCCAACGAGGGCCCGCAGCCCAGGCGACAACCGCCTGCGCCGTCGCGTCATCGCGCCCACGATGTCCCGCGCGTACCGCTGCTGCGCCAACCACTCTGGCGTCGCCTCGTGCAGGCGCAACAGGATGCCCTCCGCTTCGGCGTACCCCCGCGTCCTGACATGCGCGTCCGCCACGTCGAGCAGACTCCGCCGCGTCCGCGTCGTGGCCACCAGCGGCATGCCGGCCGCCAACTTCAGCACCCGATCCGGCTGCCGGACCACCGCGTGGTGCTCCAGTCGCTGCCGGGTGATCTTCCCCGGCCCGAAGACCCGCGGGTAGTCGGCGGCCGCGGCATGCTCCCGGCCGAGGGCGACCGCCGCCGACCGGGCCAGCCGCAGCGCGTCCTCCGCCTCTGCCTGCCGGTTGTCCCGCACCGCGGCGGCGGCCAGGCGGATCAGCATCCAGCCCCACGCCGCCAGTTCGTCCGGTGTCGCCCGCGACCACCGCGGCTCCAACTCATCCGCCCACCGGGCCGCCAGTGTCCGCGTCTCCTCCAGTCGTCCCTGCCTGAGCAGCAGCCAGCAGCGGCCGCTCGTCACCGCCGCGACCGTCAGCCGGTCCTGCGCTTCCGCCTCGGCCCGATCCAGAGCCAGCCCGGCCGCGTCCCACTGTCGGGTCTGCGTCAGCATCCACGCGGCGAGTTGCTGCACCTGGACTCGCACCCGGCGGCCCTTCGCGTCGGCGGGCAGCGCGTCGGCGTCCCGCAGCAGGGCCGGCAGCAGGCCGGCCAGCTGCTCGTACTCGCTGCCGTCCTGCAAGTGCCGGGCTGCCCGCAGCGCGGCGGACACGCCGCCCGTGGTCGGCGGCTCTCCGGCAGAGTCCACGGCCGGGGCGTCCAGTGCGCGGCGGACCGCGGCCCATTGGTCGGTCGTCTCCACGTCGGCGAGCTCGCGGTCAGCGTCGCCGCCGACGAGAGCCGTGGTGGGGATGCGGAGGACGGCGGCGAGGGCTCGCGCTGTCTCCAGCCTGGCGTCCCGGTGGGCGCCCTGTTCCAGTTTCCGGATGGTGGCGACGGAGACGCCTGCGGCGGTAGCGAGTTCACGCTGGGTCAGGTCGGCGCGCTTCCGTGCTTCGCGCAGACGGTCTCCCGTGGTGTCACTGGGCATTGCTATGCTCCCGTTGGTCCGGTGCTGACTCGACACCAGCGACGGTACCCCCGGAGTACGGCCGGGGAACACCAGACGGCCCCACCTCTACGGAGGTGGGGCCGTTGTGCTGCCGGGTTGTCAGACCGTGGCCGTACTCTGGTCGCATGCCCACTCCACCCGCGCCCGCCCCGCCATGCCCGGATGCCGCCAACCTGGCGATCCGGCGCCTGGTCGCGCGGGTCGGCAGCAGGAAGTGGATGGCAGGGGAGATGAACGAAAAGTGCCGGACCCGTGTGCTCCTCCTTGTTGGAGCAAGAAGGACGGGTCCGGCATGAGTCTCGTCATTGCATAGCCAAGACAGGCAGGAGCCTATCAGCTTTCCGTCATTCGCGATGACCGGAGCGTGGGTGGTGGGGGTGCAGGGGGTTCCGGTGGGGGGTTGACGCACCCTAAATTAGGGTGTATCCTTGTGGTTACAAGGTCAGGGGAACAGCCCCAGGCCACCCCGTAAGTGACTCGGGAGCACCAGATGAACACCACCCTCGCCGCCACCAAGGCCCGCCGCACCGTCGCCACCATCCGCACCTGGTGCCGCAAGGGCGTCATCGGAGCCACCAAGCAGGCCGGCCAGTGGGTCATCGACCTGGCCAGCCTGGAGTACCGCATCAGCCTCGACAAGCCCGCCACCCCCAAGCCGCTCACCGCCGAGATGTTCCAGGCCATCGGCGGGCGCCGCTGGGCCAAAGCCGGCCACGACCGCGTGTACATCAACAACTGGGCCGACTTCGCCGGCATCGAGATCGGTCACTACAAGACCGGCAACGTCGCCTGGTTCGCCATCGACGGCCGGCAGGTCGCCAACGGCCGCGCCGGCGCCGTCATCGGCTCCATCGACAAGGTCTGGTTCGACGTCGCCGACGGCAAGCTCTACGCCGCCCACCACGGCGCCCGCGCCCTGGACATCCGCTACAAGGACGGCGAGCGCACCACCCTCGACCTCCTCGGCCTGGTGTTCACCGGCCTCAAGGCCGCCGCTCGCGCCGCCCTCTGACAACCCCTCCCACCTGCACATAAGGAGTCTCCATCATGACCGCACGCTACTTCACCGCCTGGCTGAGCACCGACCCCAGCGTCCTGGACGACAACCACTGCGACGTCGTCATCCTGGAAGACGAGCTGCTGGGCGACGACCCCGACGACCTGCGCGCCCGCTCCTCCTTCGGTGACCCCCACCTGCGGGTCGTCCTCGACGCCCGGCACGACGACGACACCGACGAGGCCGCCATCGAGCAGGCCGAACAGGCCCTGGACGCGGCCGGCTGGCGCCTCATCGGCGACTGGGAGGCGGTCGACACCGGGTGCACCGTGCCGGTCGAGCGCATCGAGCCGCTGACGCCGGCCGAACTACGGGCCGGCCGCGAACACCTGGGGCTGACCCTGGAGGTGTTCGCTGCCGTCGCCGAGGTCAACCCCCGCACCATCCGCTCCTGGGAGCAGGGCCGCGACCGCATCCCCGCCTGGGCCGCCGAGACCATCGACGACCTGCGCGCCGAGGCGGACGCCGCCGTGAAGGAGCTGGTCGAGGTGATCGACCAGGACCGGCCGGTCATCATCGCGCACCGCGACGACGAGGAGCACCGCGCGGCCGGCGGGGAGCGCACCGCCCAGTGGCAGCGCCGCATCGCAGCCCGCGCCGCAGCCGAGGTGACCGGCGCCCGCATCGTCTACGGCAACACCCCGGAGGCGTCGTGACCGCGAAGCGCTGCAAGGAGGGTGGCGCCTCCTGCGGGACGGCGTCCGGGTGGCGTGCGGGCGGGCGCTGCCCACGCTGCCGCGTCGCGCACAACGAGGATACCCGCCGCTACCGTGGCCTGAGCGGTGAGCAGGTGGATGCGGCCCTGGCCGCGCTGCGGGCCGGCGCGCGGCCAGAGGCTGCGGCTGAGGTCGCCGGGGTGACCTCGCACAGCCTCACCACGTGCGCCGCGTGGGACGGCGAATTGCGCGCCGCCCTCGACGGGTACGACCTGCACGTTCAGCGCGCGGCGCGCCTGGCCGACTACCTTGCGGCACTTGCCCGCACCGGTGGCGCCATCGACCTCGCCGTGAAGATCGCCCGTGTCACCCGAGAGGAAAGGGACCGCGAGAGAGTGACCGATGAGCACTTCGCCATTGCCGAGGATGCGGTACTGGCGATGGTCGGCCGCAGGCAGGATCGGCGGAGCATCGTTCACACCCCCCTGTCAACCCCTCCCCTCCGTCGGCCACTTACCGATGCCGAGGCGCGAGAGCTAAAGGAGCTGACCGGGTCTGAGCTGGGGAGTCTAGTAGACGAGCTTTCCCGGCGCGGAGTGCACATGGCGAGTGTCGCGGAAGTGCTCGGCCTGGCGAGGACGACATTGGCGGAGCGAATGCGCCGGTACCGAGAGACAGGGAGATGGCCACTACGTACTCGCGCCAAGGCGGGCTCCACCTGGGTCGAAACACCCCTGCGCGCCCTGGTCGACGATTACCGGGCCAGGGGCGAGGAGCGCCTGCCGACGCAGAGGGCCATCAGGGAACTGCTGGGCGGCGGCGCCCGCGCAACCATCAGCGCAGCAGTGAAGCAACTCGCGGACGAAGGGCTGATCGAGGTGCGGCCGAGCGGCGTCTTCGTGCTTCCTGTCAATAAGGAGGAGCCGTGAGACCGCGTGACCTGCCAAGGTGGCGCGCCCAGATGGTGCGCTACCTCGACAACCCCCAGTCCGCCCTCCGCCGGGGCGCAGGCGACCACAACCAACCCGGCCTCGACGCGCTCGCCGAGCACTACCGACACGCCGGCCTCTACTACGCCACACCCGAGATGGCCGCCCTCGCCGTCCACGCCGGCGGCGACCTCACCGAGGCGAGGTGGGCGACCGCCGACCGGCCCAGCGCGTGCGGGCTCATGGCGTTCGCCGACGGTGTCGGCCGGATCGACGCCGAGATCCGCGTGCCGGTCGACGCCGTCACCTGGGGGCCCTACCAGGGCGGGGTGGAGGTGTGGATGCACGTCAGCCGCCGTGTGTTCGTCGAGGAGCACCGGCGCCGCCGGCCCGACTCCCCGTACCGACTCGTGGTCGAAGAGATGCCGCCGGTGGTGCCGCTCATCTCCGTGACATGCGACATCACCGGAGACCCGGAGCCGTTCACGCCGGTCGGCGACGGCACCGAGACGGTGCTGCGCGCGCTCGCTGCGTCCTGGCTGCTGATGGAGCAGCCCACGCTGGTGGACCGCACGATCGATCGGGACAAGGGGCCGGCCCGTCGAGCTGCTGCGCGCGCCGGGCTGCCTGACCCGGAGATCAGCGTCGTGGACCTGCGCCGCCAGTACGCTTCGCAGGACCGCGACCCCGACGACGGCGACGAGGGCGGACGCCGCTACCGGCATCGGTGGGTCGTCTCCGGGCACTGGCGGCAGCAGCCCCACGGGCCCGGCCGGGAGCAGCGGCGCAAGCAGTGGATTCCCGCGCACGTGAAGGGGCCGGACGGGGCGCCGGTGCTCGCCCGGGAGCGTGTCAACGTGTGGCGCCGCTGACCCCGCACACACCGAAGCGCCCCCGCCCACCGGCCCGAAGGCTGGCAGACGGGGGCGCTTGCGCGTGAAGTAATACGGTATTACTCGCAGCAGACGGGTCACCACTCCCGGCGCGCCGGGTCCAGCGCCAGAGACAGCAGCCCGTCCGACGGCGGGTCATCGGGCTCGCACCGGTACTCGGTGCTGCCCTCCTCCGCAGGCGTGCAGGTGTAGGTGACACCGCGGTGCGTCCACGACCACGACGACGGCGGCGGACCGGCGGGGCCACGGACACCAGGCTCACCAACGGGACCAGACGGACCGCGGTCGCCCTCACCGCCGGGAGGACCGGCAGGACCGGGCACCGTGGAATCAGCTCCATCCGCACCCGGCTCACCGGGCGGTCCCGGCACCATCGACTCCTCACCATCGCGGCCATCCTCACCATCGCGCCCCGGGCGCCCGTCACGACCCGGTTCCCCGCGCGGGCCAGGCACCGGCACCCACTCCCGCGCAGGGAGATCCGGCACCGCCACGTCCGGATCAGGAGCCGCCGGGGTCTCCCCGACCGACTCCAGCTGGGAGCGCAACAGCCGCACGTCGTCGGCCAGCAGGCTGACCGCCTCACCACGCAGATCAGCCTCCGCGGCCAGCGACGTGGCGCGCTCCGACTCGTCGTCGATCCGCAGCAGCGCCACCGCGACCCCGCCGCCGAGGAACAGCAGCGCCGCCACCAGCCACAGGCCATGGCGGCACTTGGCCGTCCACCTCTCCGCCCTCGTCACGGCGACCCCCCGAGCTGCTGCACCAACAGCCGCAACCGCGCGCACTCCGCCCGCTCCGCCGCCAACTCCGCGCGGACCGTCGCCAGGTCGGCACGCAGCTCACGACGCTCCTCCTGCAACTGGTCCGTGAGGCTGTCATAGCTCGTGAGCACAATGCCCTCCCGCTGGGCCCGTCCCGCAGCCCGGGAGCCGTACACGGCTGCCGCTCCGGTCACAGGCCCGCCGATCAGAGCGGCGATAGCCATGACCATGGCGGCATCCATACGCCCTCCAGGCCGCATACATGGGACAGGATCAGACGCCCGGCGCCGCGCTGGCGCTGTCGCGGTTGCCGATCACCCGGGCTATCAGACCCTTCACCACGGACCCGCCCGCCGCCAGGCCCGCGACCGCCGCGGACTCCCAGAACGACGCCGAGAACATGTCAGCCGGGCCAGCCGCGACCGCGACGCCGCTGAACGCGACCACGAACGTCGCGAGAACCCGCTCGACCAGGTCCCGGGCATACCGGGCACCAGCGCGGCCAGCCTCGCCGAGCTCGCGGGGGTTGGGGAAATGTTCGGTCATGGGTCAGTCCTCCGTGCTCAGGGTGATGGTGATGGACGCCAGCTCCGCCCGGATGCGGGCGATCAGTGCGTCCGGGTCGACCTGGTCCCGGTCGGCGAGGGCGGCGGCGAGCTGCGCGAGGACGACGTCCTGCGCCCTGATCCGCGCATCTACGGCGCGGACGGTGTTGAGGATGTACCGCAGATAGGTCTTGCCGGCCCAGTACGGATTCCCGGTCACGCCGTCGTTCGGGCGCTCGATCACGCCGTCCTTCTGCCACACCCGGGCGGCGGACAGCTCGGCGATCTCCTTGATCTCGGACTTCGTCAGTGCCACGTCGCTCTCCTCAGGTCGCGGTGCGCCGCCGCGCACCCAGGTGTACAGCGGGCCGCCGGGGCACGCGGTGGCGTAGCCATCCCGGTGGCCCTTGATCTCGCTCCCGGCCGGGCCCTTCGTCCGGCAGTACTCGATGGCGTCGCGGATACCGTGCAGCTGCGCGTCCGGCGGCTGGGTCAGCCCGGAGGAGCCCAGCAGCGCGCACACGGCGTAGTGCTCCTCATTCAGGCTGGTGCCGCCGTTCGCCGAGTTGCGCCGGCGCAGCCCGCGACCCTCGTAGACGGGGCCGTGGCTGCACACCACGAAGCTGTAGCCGATGTCGGACCAGCCGTTGCCGTCCATATGGGACGCCTGGAGCTGCCGCACGTACCCGGCGCACTGCGCGTGCGGCCGGTCACTGTAGGCCGTGCCCAGGTAGTGCACCTTCACCCCGCGCGGCCGCCCCGCGTAGGGGATCGCGCCGGACGGCGTGCGGTACGAGCGGGCGCCCCAGGCGGAGCGCGTAATCAGATCCATCGGCCCTCCTCGAACATGCGAACGCCCCGGCCAGGAGGCGCGGGGCGGGGTGGGGTCAGTCGATCCGGCGATACAGGAGCCGGCTGAACGCGCGCAGCTCGGCGCTCACGCCACCGCCCGCCTGGTACTGCGCGAAGCGGAACACGCACGTCCCGGCGTCGCCGCCCTCGATCAGCCCCGTCTCCGTGTACCCCACGGAGACGGACGATCCGGCGCCGCCGACGGTCACCTCCGTGGTGGCGGAGCCGGGCACGACCAGCGCGCAATGCGTCATGCTGGAGGAAGAGGTCACGGTGTTTTCCCGGCCCGGCCCGGTGGTCCAGCGCATCATGGACACACCCGACGGCACACTCCACGCCGCCCGGAACCCGCCCGCCGTGGACCCCGGCGAGACCGGCGCCCGAATACTGGCCAGCACGCTGAACTCGTAGACGGCGCCCTCCTCCACAGGCACGGCGAGACCCGAGTCCTCCACCACCGTCGAGTTGGTGACGAGCTGATTGTCAGGCTGCTCCACGATGTGCATCGCCCAGCGATTGAGCCGAGGCGCCGTCATCGCCATACCCGGCCGCCAAAAACCCGGCATAGTGTCCCTCCCTTAGAGCGGTACGGGCGCCGGATCGGCCAGGCGCACCGCGGCCCCGGCCGTATGCGGTTTGATGACTCCGTTGACGGAGCGGGTGACGGTCAGCGGCTGCCCCGTGCCGACCAGGGCCCCGTCCGTGCCGGACAGCACGAGCAGCCAGCCGCGGTTGTCGGTGACCGCCCCGTCGGCCAGGGTCACCTCGTGGGCGCCGGCGGTCTCCACCCGCCGCGCCCACGCCCGCACCCGGGCAACGTTGAGGCCGACGGCTACCGACTCGGTGACCAGGTGCCAGCCGGTCCCGGACGGCGGCACCATCGCGGCGCCGGGGTCCTCGTCCCACGCCTGGACGGCCAGCAGCCACCAGCCGACCTCGGTCCCCGCCGCGGTGGTGAGGATGACGTCGCCGGCGGCCGCGTAGCCGTCCAGCGCCTCCTCCACCACCGCCGCCCCGGGGACCACGAGGGAGATCGCGCCGTAGGAGTCGATGGCGGCGAGCGTCGCCGTCCGGGTCCCGGTCGCCCCGGATGCGGCCAGGACCTGCGTGCACAGCAGACCGGTGGACCAGGTCCCGGAGCCCTGGGCCACCTCGGTCATGGACCCGGGCGCGGTGTACGCCACCGGCTCCGAGTACGACGCCCAGGCGCAGACCAGCAGCCCGGCTGCGGACGGCGCGTCCACGGACGGCGCCACGTGGGCGTCAGTGGTGTGGCTGGTGTCGGACACCCCGGCTCCCGGCGCCGGCGCGTCCTGCCGGGCACCGGTCGCGGTCAGCGTCACCTGTTCCCCGCCCACGACGATGTCGACCGGCCAGTCCTCCGCGATGGCCTCGGTGCTGCCGGTCACCACCCAGTCCGGGTCCGTCTGCGGATCCACCCACAGCGTCGTGTCGGCCGCGGCGGCGCCCTGTGCAAGCACCGTGTCGGCTGCGTCCGCGTGGGACGGCGGGTCACCTGCGGCCGGGGTCTCCGGGGTGACGGTGGCGGTCGTCCACGGGCCAGCCGGAGAGCAGTTCGCCGTGACGCCCCAGTTGACGGGCGACAGCGTCTCCGCGTAGCCCTCCATGAGGAGATCCACCGCGCCGGGCGGGTGCTGCGGCGGGAGGCCGTCCACCCGGACCCGGTCGCCGGTGTCCGTGGTCAGCCAGGCGGGGATCAGGTGCGGCGCTATCCCCAGATCCATCGTGAGGGACGGGTACCGCATCCCCGGCCACGTCCCCAGGTGCAACTCCCATGCCGCGCGCGGCTCCAGCTGCCCGTCCACGTAGGCGTTGATCGTCTCCGATGTCGCGTACTCGCCCCGCGCGGTCACAGACTCCTCGTCACGCACCCGCGCCGACGCCCCGCCTTCGCGCGTGATCGTGACGTCGTTGCGAATCCGCTGGTCATCCAAGGTCGGTGCGAACGGCTCGGCGATCTCGTTATCCCGCGCCGTGAGTTCGAGCGCGGGCGACAGGTTGTAGAAGGACGCGCGGGTCAGGTACTCCAGGCCCGGTGCGACCCGCTGCTCACCCAGCACTCCGCCGTCCACCGCGGCGGCCTCCGCGATCAGATCCAGCGCTGGACGCGGCCGCTCCGGACCCACCCGCTCCGTGCCGACCAGGTCCCCGCGCATCACCAGCGGGATGCCCTCCAGGGCGGCGACGTCCGCGATGCGCTGGGCGGCGAGCTGGCCCACCCAGCCATCGTCCGCGCCGTTGTAGATACTGACGCCTGGCGTCGTCAGCCCCGTTCCGCCGACATCCCACACGCCGAGGTGGCCCAGGCCCGCGCCCTGCCAGTCAGAGCCCCAGATGCCCCGCACCGCCGTGACCCGGCCGACAGTCGAGCCGGACCACGTCGTGCCGGCGAAAAAGTAGCTGTCCGCCCCGACGTCCCGCCAGGCCATCCGCAGGAAGCAGTCACCGCCCGACTGGTAGCTGAACAGCTGCATCCGGTTCCAGCCGCCAGTAAAAGCCGCGATCCCGGCCGCGTTCGTGGACAAAAACTGGGCGACGACAGCGTTGTCGTCGTCCAACGCCTGGACCCTGATCCCTGCGGTGGAGACCCGGCCGCGTACCGCGACCACCCCGCCGGACGCCCCGGCCAGCGATAGCCGCAGCACCGTCCGCTCCGTCGCCGGCATCGTGTCCAGCCGGTAGACCATCTCGGCGTGCCAGCCGCCCACGGTGGCGCCGACGATGGCGCCGGACAGGTCCGTGACCTGCCCCATTGTCGGCAGCGCAGCGGAGCCGCCCAGGGTGGTATCGGCGGCCCACTGCACGCCGGTCAGGGCCAGGGGTGCGCCGCCGGGAAGCGCGGACGCGGCTTCCGTCGCGTCCGCGCCGTCCTCCATGGACCAATAGCCTTTTGGCGGGGGGTCCGCCGTGGGGATGCGGCGGCGCAGGGTGGACTGCACCGGCGGCCGCCCCTGCCCCAGACGCCGCAGGATGCCCGCCACCGTGATGTCCACATGCGCCTCGCCCGGCACTTCATCCGGCCGCGTGGGATCGGATAGATCCCCGTGCGGCCAGACGGGCTGCCAGCCGTCCACCATGCCCGCCATGCGCACATGCCAGTCAGTGACCTCCGCGTCCGCGCCGAGTGTCCAGATCAGGCCCGCACCGTCGGTGTGCTCGGTGTCGCCGACGGCCATCAGGGTCAGATCCGGGTCGGCGACGACCGTGCCGTCGATTCCGTCACGGATCTCCGCCCGGTACAGCTCCCCGGCCGGGGCGGTGCCCGCGACGGGAGGCAGGGCGGTCACGATCTGCTGGAGATCAGCGAGCTGCCCGGCGTCGACACCGCCACCGATCCGCACCGGCGCGGTACCGGCGTGCAGCGGCGAGTAGCCGGCGCTGACGTACTCCGTCAGCAGCACCCACGGACCAGCCATGGACGGCGCCTGATACAGGCGCCACGTCGTCGTCCCCGCCACGCTGTCCGCGTGGAGAGTGGCACGGGCCGCGCCGCGGCGCCGCACCCCGATCCGCCAGCCGTTCCAGCCAGACCCAGCCGTCGTGCCGTCCGTTGACGCCACGAAAAACAGCGCGTTCTCCCACACCGCCAGCGCCCACGACCGCTCGGAGCCCTCCCATTTGGAGGCCAGGACCTGCGGATAGGGCGAGTCCCACGCCAGACCCGCCTCCACGCGGATGTCGATCTCGTCGGCGATGTCCAGCGCAGACGTATGCGGAGTCGTCGCCCCGCCGGTGGGGGTCCCGGCCGTCAGCACGTGCCGCACGTCCGGGACCTGCACGCCGATCCGGCACGGCGTCCCCAGACCCACATGCGGCCAGTACGGCGACATGGGGTTGTCCGGGGTGTAGTGGCCGTGGAGATTGTCCAGGCGCAGAGACGCGGAGGTCGGCTGCGCCTCCGAGGACTCGTCCGCCCGGCCCCGCGTGATCGTGATCTCCTGCGCGGGCACGTCGGCGGACACGTCCGTCCACTGCCAGGCGGCCTGGTCGCCGTCCGGCTCCGCGCCGAACGCAAGCTCCACACGGACCGGGAGCGTGCCGGAAGCGGGCCATGCTGCGTGCTCAGACACTGCCCCTCCGCTCCAGCTGGACATCGGCGAGGAGGGCGCGCATTCGGTCGGGCCGCCCTGCCGCACGCCGGTACTGGCGGTACAGGGCCTGGCTGTCGCGGCTGCCCCACCGGCGGCTGAGGCGCTTCTGCGGCGGATGCCACAGGTGGTAGAGCGGCGCGTCACCGCGCCACGGTGCACCAGCCAGCGCCCGCAGCGCGAGCGCCCATGCTTCGTCTTCCTGGCCCCAAGAAATGAAGCGGGCATCCAGGGGAGCCTGGTCATACAGGGCCCGGCCCAGCACGGTGATGCCGCCGCCCTCGAACCCCCGGTACGCGGGCTGCGCGAGGTCAGCGCGAAGTGGCCCGCCGGCCAGAAGATCAGAGGTCGCCCGTTCGGCCAGGCGGTGCACCTTGCCGTGCGGGATCGCCCACGGCGCCCCGCCCTGTACGGCGGTCACGGCTGCTTCGATGCCGTCGCACCAGACATCGGCGTCCGCGATGACCAGCACCTCGCCGGTCGCGCGCGGGAGCGCTTCGGCGACCGCTTCGGCTTTGCACCACGGGCCGTCGGGGGCGTGGCCGAGGACCGGCTCGCGTCCGGCCGCCCGCCATTGATCCAGGGTCCAGGAGAGCGCGGCCTCGCGGTGGGGACAGCCGCGGCGCCACGGGATGATCACGCTGACGGTCATGGCGTCCACCTCCTGCGCAGGTTTTGCAACTGGACCAGTGCGGCGGCCCGGTCCGCCCGGGTGAGGCTGCGGCTGAACGAGTCGTCGTGCTGCCGGTACACGGCTCCGGCGCGGCGGGTGGCAGCCCAGCGTGGTCGGAGGTGGGCGAACCCGACCCATAGCGCGCTGTCCACCCAGTCATTGGCGGTCAGGTAAGGCCGCCGCTGCCACAGCCCCCGGCGGAACGGCGCGCAGGAGAACGCCACATGATGCCCGGCCAGCGCCCGGCGCCAGGACGCGCGGGGGAACAGCACCTCGCGGTCGCCACGCAGCATGCCGACCGACACCACGTCAGCGCGCGGCGTCAAGGCGGCCACGTCAGCCAGGCAGTGCGGTAGCAGCACGTCGTCGGCGTCCAGGTGCATCACCCACTCGCACGGTGTCGCCTCCACCGCCCGATTCCGGGCCGCACCCATCCCTCGGCAGGAGCCGCGGACGACCTGCCACTCCAGCCCGGAGCCTTCCAATGCCTCCCGCGCCGGGCCGATATCGTCCACGCCGGCGTCCACGATCGTCACCAGCTCGGGCCGCATGGTCTGCGCGGCGACGGAGGCGACCCACTCGGGCAGCCACCGGCCGTAGGTGCCCCACGCGGAGGTCACCACCCCGATCCGGAGCGCGGCCTGGGTCAATCGAGGCCGCCGATCGCGTACATAGGCCGCTGGCGACGGCTCTTGTAGCCGTGCGTGCGGCAGATGACCCGGCCGCCCAGGGCCTTCACCGCGGCGGGGATCTCCGGGCAATGCACGACCGCCTTCGGCAGCACCTCGCGGGCGACCGCCACCTCGCAGATCAGCAGCCGGGACTGGGCCTGGATCATCTCCAGCATGGCCTCCCACCACGGCACGTGGTGCAGCACCGACAGGCACAGGATCACGTCCCAGTCGCCGAGCGCGGCCAGCGACTGGGGCGTCAGGTCCTCGTAGACGCCGGTCACTCGCGGGTCCGCAGCAGCGGCCAGCGCGGGACGCAGGCCGCGCCAGGAGTCCACTGCGGTCACTTGCGCGTCCAGGTCCTCCGCCAGCCGCAGGCTGAAATAAGCCTCGTGCGCGCCGATGTCCAGGACGCGCAGGCCGCGGCGGTCGCCGAGTTCGGCGCGGATCGCCTCGTACCGCGGAGCGGCCGGGCGGATCGGTGTGCCCACGTCTTGGCCGTTATGCCGTCTGGGCTGGTACATCGCGCCTCCACTGGGATCGGATCGAGTACCGCTGCGGGGAGCCCCACCACTGCGGGATGTGCTGCGCGTGGATCTCCGGCACCGGCACACCGGAAGCGTCCGGGCCGTACAGGTCATAGGACATGGCGGACGGCTGGTGGATCGCGGTCTCCCAGTCGATGAGCAACGGGCCGCCGTCCGGGCCGCGCACGATGTTGCGGACGTGGACGTCCCGGTGATGAATGCCCTCGGCATGCAGTCGCGCCAGCAGCGCGTGCAGTTCGGCGACCGGCCGCCACCGGGGCCCGCAGCGGACCTGCGGCGTGCACGTCTCGACGACCAGGATCCGGCCAGTCACGTCCAGCAGCCGGGGGGCGGCCCACGGCACCCGCTCGTACCAGGCTGCCTCCGCTGCCGCTGCCGCCGCCGTGCGGTGCCGCTTGATGGTGCGGTCCGGGCGGACCCGGACCGTCGCACGCCGCGCCGTCATGCCGTCCCCGGCTTCTTGTTGCCGAGCCTGGTCACGTCGCCACGCAGATCGGTGCGGATCGCGTGCTGGAGCACCTCCACCAACATCTTGCTGGCCTTCGTGCCGTCCGGCTTGATCACCACCTGCGGCGTCGGAGCTGCCGCCGGGCCGGTGACGACGCGGGCCTGCACCGTCGGGGCGATGTCCCGCAGCATCCGCTCAAGCGCGGACAGCGGCGCGACGACCTCGTCCTCACCGCCCTCGGCGATCAGCGCCAGCATGCCGCCAGGCGTGGCCTGGGCGATACCGCCGGATGCCAATCGCGGGACGGGCGGTGTATTGAAAGTGAATGATGGGACACTCACCGTCGGGCCGAACTTCCCCAGCGGATCATATGAACCGCCGCCGATGGTGAAGCTGAGCCCATTCCACTTGTCGATGATCCAATTCATTCCGTCACGGAATCCGTCACGGAAAGGCGTGACGATCTTCGCGCCAATTCCCGTCATCCATCCGACGATTTTCCCAGGCAGCGCTTCCAGCTCACCGAACTTGCCGATCACCCAGCCGATTCCGCTGCCCACGGTCGTCTTGACCCAGCCGATCCCCGACCCGACTGCCGACTTGATCGTCCCGAAATGCTTGATGATCAAGCCTGGTCCCGTGAAATTGAAGAAGAGGAACTCCAAGGCCCGAAAGCCCATTTGCAGCTTGTCCCAAATCCAATCCCAGGCCACACCTATAGCCGTCATCGACGCTGAAAAACCGGTCTGAAACCACGTCGTCTTAGTCGCGATCAACACAATTCCGGCGACCAGCGCCAGAATCCCGAGAGTAATCCATGTGATGGGCGAGGTGAAGAAAGCCGTGTTCAGCAACCATTGCGCACCGGTCCACATCGTTGTAGCTGCGGTGACCGCGATTGCGCCCGCCCGATACACCGCCATCGCACCATTGACCAGCAACACCGCAGCCACCAGCGCACCCACACCGAGCGCCGCCGTGCGCATGGTGGATCCGTTTTCCGCCGCCCACCCGGACACCGCGGCAAGCGCGGGCGCGAGCGCGGTGGACAACTCCGTCTGCAGCGTCCGCATGCTGCTGGTGAAGACCGCGGCCGGGTCGTCATCGAAGCGTGCCTTCAGCTCCTCGGCCGAACCGGCCGCGGTGTCCATGCCGGATGCCGCCGCAGCGGTCGCCGGGTCCATCGCCCACAATGCATCCGTGCTCTCACCAGCCATGTCGCCGAACAGCTCGACGGCCATCGCGGACTGCTCCGCCGGGTCCTTCATGTCCCGCAGCGCGTCCAGGGTCATGCCCAGGGCCTCGGTGGCGTCGGGGCCGCCCTTGTAGATCGCGCCGAGCATCTTGTCCGCGTCGAGGCCGATCTCCTCGAACGCCTCCGCGGATCGCTCGCCCTCCTCGAACGCGATACGGCCGAACTCGTGCAGCACGTCCGCCGCCTGGTCCAGGTCGCGCCCGCCGGCGTTGACATACTGCGACATCAACCCGAAGGCGGTCTCCGCATCCAGGCCGATCCGCGCCAGGTGGTTGCCGTACTCCGTGACCACGGCCGGGATGTCGGCGCGCATCGCCGCCGGCACCGACTGCGCGGCCGCGACAATCGCGTCGAACCCCGCCTCAGCGTCCGGAACCAGACCGTTACGGATCAAGTTGCCCACCGCGGCGGTGGATTCACCGACGTCCATCTCGAAAACATCGGACAGTGCGATCGCGGAGGCAGTCATGGACGCCAGCTCGGTGTCAGTGACGTCCGCCATGTCGACCACCGACGACGTCACCGCACCCAGGGCAGCGTTGACCTCCTCAATGCTGCCACCCCAAGCGGAGGAGTACACCGACCCAGCGATCTCGCCGGCGCGCTCCGCCTCCGCGGTCGTCAGGTCCAGCTGGCCGGCCAGCGTCGCGTTGGCCGTGCTGACGTCCATGGCCTCGGCGAAGCCCAGGCCAAGCGCACCCGCAGCCGCAGCACCGGCCGCGGCTCCAGCCCCGGACATGTCCCACGACGGCTCCGGCGGATTCCGCTCCGACTCCCGCTCGAACTCGCGTCCGAACTCCCGCGCCGCCTCGTCGGCTGCCTGGCGTGCCGCGCGGGACGCAGCCTGCGACAGCTCCGACTGCATGCTCGACGCGAAGCCCTGGAAAGAGGGGACGATCGCGACCCATGCTGTGCCGACCTGGGGACCTGTAGCCACGACCGCCCACCCCCGTCCCTGGTGTCAGTGGCCGGGTGGCCTCGGTCTCTGCCGCCGCAGCATCGCGCGGCCGCGCTCGATCAGCGCGTCACGCGCATCGCCGCGCAGGGCTTCGATCTTGGACGGGCGAGGAATCGGCTTCGGCGCGGAACTGGCGCTCGACGACTTCTTGCTGCGCTGCCAGTTCGCCACCGACAGGGCATCGAACGCACCCGCGCCCAGCTCGACATCGATCGGGTAGGCGCCCTTCTCGCGCGCCTGCGCCCATGCGAAAGCCGACGCGGACGTGCGCGGCTGGGCCTGGATCAGCCTGAGCAGTCGCCCCCACGTCAGGCGATCCGTGCCCAGGTCCCCCAGGTCCACGCCGATCCGCAGGAGGTCGTACTCGATCTCCCCGTAGTACTCCTCAAGGAGGTCTACGAGGCCGAAGATTCCCCCAGGTCAGCACCCTGGGTCCGACGATATTCGGCGACAACGAGACTGACGTCATCGCTCTGCCCGCCGGCCGCGTGGAACGCCTCGTAGCCCTTTTCCCCCATCAGGGCGCGAACGAAAGCGACATCGCCTTTGCCCATCTTCGCCTTGACCTCGTCGGACCAGAACCCGGGCGCCGGGAACGTGTGCGGCTTACCGTCGTCGGTTACCAGGGTGATGATATCCCCGCCGCGGCGGTCGGCCTCGCGCCGCCGCAGCTCGCTGACCTTGTACGTCCTGTTGCTCATGCGCGGTCTCTCCTACGGTCTGCGCGCGGTCCGGGTGTTGAGAGAGGGGCGCACCCGGACCGCGCAAGGCGGGCACGCCCCTCGTCAGAGTGGGGAGCGGTCAGCTCCCGATGATCATCGCGGGATTGTTGGTGACCTCGATCACGTGGACCACGCGCTCTACGCCATCCACCTCCATGACGTGCACCCGGGCCAGCAACGTCATCTCGTACATCGTCAGCTCACCCGCCTGGTGGGCGACGTCACCGATATCGGTGACCACCAGCCTCGGAATGAAGATGCGCTTCCAGATCTCGCCGTCCAGGAGGTCCAGGCAGCCGGAGCGGATATCCTCCCCGGCCTGCGGAGTCACCACCGTGGTCGTGATGTCGCCGACGGTGCTGATGGGGGCGTTCGGGTAGCGCAGCTGCTGCACCACCCAGTTGTCCTCAAGTGCCTGGATCTGGACATTGTGGTCGTCCTCGGTCGTCGCGGTCCGCACGATGCTGTTGCCCTGCCAGCCGCGGAACTGCTCCACGGTCCGGTTGCGGCCCTGCGTCGGCCCGTCCTCCGACAGCCAGCCGATCTCGTAGAACTCGGCGCCGGGCGGCACAAACTCGCCGTTCTCGTCGTGCACATCGGGCAGCGGGAACGCAGGCACCGGCTCGCCCGGCAGCGTCACCCAAATCCCCGAGTCGAACCCGTACCAGGCGCGTGCGTTATCAGTATTCTTCACGGCGCGTCCTCCTTGTCAGCTTGCCGGGACCGCGCCGCGGACCGACAGAACGATGGTCATCAACACCCGCGGCACATCGCTGGGCGCATCGGGAATGAACGCGGGCCCGGTCTCCTCATCCGAGGTCCGGACCTCCGGCACGAACTCGCAGATCCGCGCCAGGTGATAGCGGGCGTCCTCGGCGATCTCCCCGGCCCGGTGATCGGACGCCGCCCACACCTGCACATCAACGCGCGGCGCGTCCACGATGGCGTTCCGCCGCGGACCCCCGAGGCGGCGCAGCAGCACCATCTCGACCGGACGCGGACTGGGCACCTCCGTGCCCACATGCACCGGGGCGATCAGCGGCCGCAGGTACTCCGTGGCCAGCAGCATCGAGTCCGGGAACTGAACGACCGGGCCGGCCATCAGCCGGCCGCGTCGACAGCCCGGCCGAGGAACCGGTGCTTCGCCTCGGCATGGGCCACGCCCGGGTGTCGGGCCACGGCCACCGCGCGGGCCCGCTCACGTCCAGGCCGCAGCTCGGCCTCCACGGTGATCTCACCCTCCTGCATCTCCGGCGCCGCCGACCGTGCAGCGGCAGCGACTTTCCGGGCCCGCCGCAGCATGTCCCCGGACACCTCCGACCCCCGCGCGATCTTGCCGATACCGCTGTACGAGGTCTCGATCCGAATCCGCGCACTACCCGCCATGACTCAGCCCTCCATCCGCTGCAAGATCAGCTCCGTGTGGGCGAGCCGGCCGGTCGGCGAGCGCCACCGGTCCACGTCGCCGTCCACGATCCACGTCTCGCCCTGCCACTCGATGCGGTCCGTCCGCAGCACGTCGGCGTCCGGCGGGCCGAACGCCCTCTGCCTGCGCTCCAGACCATCGCGCGGCAGCGTGTCCGCCGTGTTCTGGCGGGAGCCCTGCACCGGCTGCACCCGCCAGCCCGACAGGTCCGTACTGGTCGCCGCATCCCAGTCCCGGACCGGGTTGCCGTAGGGGTCATCCACCACAGGAGCCCGCACCCGCACCAGCACGTCGCGGTGCCAGACAAATACACCCGCCATCGGGTCACCCCCTACGGCCGGTTGGCCAGCCTGTACTTGTCCAGCACCGCGTGCTCCGCTGCGGACAGCAGGCCCGGAGTGGACGCGTACTCGCTCGCCGCCGCCGTGGCATAGCTGATGGACTCGCCGCCCGACTGCTCCGCCGAAACCCCGGTCGGCACAGTTTCGCTACGGGATGCCCCGGCGAGCAGCACGCTGCCGATCGCCCCGGGCGGGTCGGTGTAGCCATGACGGATGGTCGGCCGCACCGCGCGGGGACCGTCCGGCCAGGAGCCGCAGCGCAGCAACCAGCCGGCCTCCGACCAGTCCCAACCCGAGGTCACCGCCTCCCACGCGCCCGGATCCAGATCGAACCGCGGCCGGGTCTCCACCGCAGTCACCTCGTGCAACATCAGCGTCGGCAGCGGACACACCGGCCCGCCGAGGGTGTCCACCGTGACCTGCTCCGTCACCTCCGGCCAGATGTGCCAGCCGCAGTAATCACGGGCAGCATCAGCGGCCTCCGCCAGCAGGTCATCCGCCTGCTCGTCCGTCAGGTGACCCATCCCCGGGCGACGCTTCAGACGGTCCCGCAGCTCTTCCATCGTCGGCACCGGTCACCGCCTCCATCTCGTCAGCGATCTCGCGCAGGATCCGGGGCACTTCGCGTTGAGCCTCCGTCACGGAATCGACAGAGACCGTGCCCAGCTCCATTAGCTCGCCTTTGCCGACGCCCACGAACACCGACAGATCGACGGCCACGTCAGGCCGACTTGTTGGCGGGCTGCCGCCCCTTGTTCGCGACCGGACGGGCCTTCGGCTCACGGATCCGCTTCGGATCGCCGTGCTCCTCGACCTGCTCCGGAGTGAGCTTCATCGTCACCCACGTACCGGGCCGGACCTCTACCTCGTACTTGCGCAGCCTGTTCGGACGGGCCATTGCCGTCCCTCCCTCTCTCGCGGTCCGGGGGCCGGGCTCGGTGCCCGGCCCCCGATGGGTGATGGGTCAGGAGCCGGAGCCGGCACCGACCAGCTCCACCTCGCAGAATGCCGACGGCTGGTACACGGCCAGCATCAGCCGCTCCTCCGCCCGCAGCGTGACCTTGTTGTGGATGAAGTCGTCCTCGTTGCTGTTGGTCATCTCCAGGGAGACGCCACCCTTGCGGAGGACCTGCCCGGCGACTCCGAACGCCCCCACCAGGGCGGTGCCCTGCGGGATCGCGGAAGTCACGACCGTGCGCTGCTGCCACAGGCCAGGCCCCAGGGTGAAGCCGCTGTTGCCGTAGGCGCCGGTGAACGGACCACCGCCGTAGTACTGCTCGTTGGCGTCCCGGGACAGCCGCATCGTCTGGTAGTCGCGGGTGTTGACCACGACCGCGTCCACGGGCAGCAAGCTGCCGTCCTCGACCTCCGTCATCGCGCGGAAGATCGCGTCCAGGTTGTCGTCCACGCTGACGGACGCCTCGCTGAGGATGCCGGGCCGGTTCAGGATGCCGAGCAGGTTGGCGCCGGTTCCGTCGCCGGACAGGAGCTGCCGCTCCTCCGCCAGGGTCAGCCGGATCAGCAGCCGCCCTTCGATGACGGACACCAGGTAGGGGACGTCCTGAAACGCCTCGTCGTCGATCTTCGTGTGCCCGGCGATCTTCGACAGGGTCTCGACCTCGGGGTCGAAACTGAAGTCGATCGCGGGCTTCAGGCCGCCCTCGGGTACAGCCTCGAAGTCGCCGGTCGCCGGACCCTCCACGTAGTAGGTGAGGGTCGTCGCCGACATGGTGCCCTGCGCGAACAGACTGGCGACCGTAGGCCGAATCAGCGGCTCCGGCACCACCCGCCCGTACTGGGTCTGCACCAGGCCGCCGGCCGGGCCGCCCGTCTCGAAGTCCTTGCTCTCGAACTCCACACTCCGCTGGGAAAAGCGGGTGCGGGACTTCGCGGCGATCATCGCGGACTGATAGGCGGAGTCCGCCTCCAGCTTCGCCTTCACGCCCTGCCGCTGCCCGCCGCCGCCGGACGGCTTCCCGTCCGGCACGGTGAAGGCACGCTTCATCAGCGCGTCCGCCTCGTCGGACTGCTTGATCTTCTCGCCGAGGTCGTCGGCCTCCGCCAGCCGGGCCTTCACCTCGACCTGCTCGTCTTCGCTGAGCGACCGGTTCTCGTCCCGCGCCTTGACCGCTACTTCCCGGGCGGCCTTCAGCGCCTGCTCACGCTGCTCACGCAGATTCACTGCGCACTCCTCATCTCGATATCGATCAGGGCCGCCAGTGGGTCGGCGGCGAAGTCAGGCATGGGCACGTCCGACTTGGCCCCGTCGGGCTCCTCGTCGGCGGCCGGCTCCTGCTCCGTGGCCGGATCCGTCTCCTGGCTCTTCTCGCCGTCCTCGCCCGGCTCTTCCTCGCCCGGGTCGAGGGCGGACAGCACGCCGTCGATCGTGTCGATCGCGGCGGCAAGCTCATCGCGCGCTTCACGCAGCGCGGTCTCATTCTTCGCGGACAGCACCCTGCCCGCCTTCGCGCCCTCCAGGGCACGGGCGGCACGCCCGGTGCGCTCCGCATGGGCCTTCACGGTCTGGAGTTCCGTGGCGGGGTTCGCGCCGACCGGTACCACCGACACCTCGTAGAGGTCGATGTCCCGCAGCTCGTACACCTCGCGGTCATCCTTCTCGCCCCACCCGGCGTCCCGCACGCTGTAGCCGAAGCTGAACTCCTTGACCCGGCCGCCCTTCAGCAGGCGGTAGACCTGCGGCGCCTTCGGGCTGTCCATGTCGAGCTGGGCGCGGACCTGAAGGCCGCGATCGGTCTCGACCGCCTCGACGACGTGCCCGATGTTGTAGTCCGGATCGGACAGGTTGTGGCCCCAGTACACGGGGATCGGGTAGCCGGAGGCCGACCACTCCTTAAGGGTGCGGTCGAACGCGCCCGGCTGCACCACATCGCCGTAGGAGTCGACGTTGCCGAAGACGCTCACCAGCGCGGTGAACTCGCCCTCCCCGCCGCCGTCCGCGTCGACGTCCGTCACCTTGACCCGCAGCGCGGGCGCATCCTTGATCAGCACAATGCCCCCTTCGGGCCTCAGAACTCGATTGCGACCTCGACTGCGCACTTACATCCAGCGCGCTGCGCGTCATCCAGCCGGGAGTCACCCGGCCACATCGCGCCGTTGGAGAACTTCTCGTCGAGGCCGACCGTCTCGCCGTCCATCCGCTGATGCGCCGGCCGCGGGCTGCTGGACGTAGTCCGCCATGTCTTCGTCGGCTCACCGCCCGCACCCCGGGCCGCCTCCGTCTGCCCAAAGCCCGACATGGATGTCACCTGCGAGGCGGAGATCTCCGGCACCCGCACAGCCGCCGCCACCGCGAGAGCAGCGGCCAGCCGCGCCTCAGCGGACATCGGCTCGCCGTCCTCATCGGTGCGGTCCGTATCGGCCAGCGCCTCGTCGGCCTCGGCGAGCGTCGCCCCGACGATGCCCTCCGCGACACCGGCCGCCATCGCCGTCAGCCACGCCACCGTCGCGTCCGCGTTGTAGTCCTCCGGCGGCAGGCCGATCTGCTCCAGCAGATCCTCGGCCGCAGCCGTCGACGTCGCCAGGCCCAGTGTCAGCAGCAGCGTCGCCAGCGACTCCTGCCACGCCTCCCGGTCCACGAAATCCTCAGCAGCCTTGACGCGCGGCCTGCCGCGCTTCGCCCCGCCATACCCGGCGAGTACCGCATCGGCGAAGTCCCCGAACCAGCGGCCAAGGCGCTGCTCGTACTGCCGCTCATACGCGTCAGCCCGCACCGGGTCGGCCCGGCGCAGCGCCTTCAGCGCTTTTCCCCGCACCACCGCGCTCGTCTCCCGCGGCGGCCCGGCGCCCGAGCCGGGTGGCGCCGAATCCTGCGGCGACGCCTGCCCGCCCACCAGGACGTTCAGCGGCGTCACCAGCTGCTCCGCGTCGCCACCAAGCGCCGGCATGTTCTGATGCCCGCGAGCCTCATCGGCGGTCATCCACGGCCGGCCCACCGCCGCCTGGAACGCCTGTGCCTGCTCCTCCGGAGACCCTCGCAGCTTCTCGCCGATGTTGAACTCGACGTACCGCTCTTCCGGCTCGTCCAGCATCGGCAGGAGGAAGGTGTTGATGCGGTCCTGGAACATCGTCAGCCACGGCCCGAGCGAGTCGCCGTACAGCGCCCGCCGGAACTCGCGCACGTTGCTGTAGTTGGCGTTGTCCAGCACGCCGACCATCGTCGGATTGACCTGATACACGCTGGCCACCGTCGTCAACGACAGCGTGGCCGCCTCGACGAAGGCGTCCTCCCGCGCGGAGAAGCCGACCTTGACGAGCTTCATGCCGTCCTCAAGCATCGGCGTCCCGCCGGCCTCCGGGCCCGATCCGGTGAGCTGCGAGCGCCAGTCCTTCCGGAATCGCTCGCGGCCCTTCGTGCCCCAGTCCGGAGCGTCCGCCGGTCGCTCGATCACCATCGGCGCCCGCCCGCCCCGCTGCCATACCTGCTCGCGGTAGGTGTAGGCGTGGATCTGCTCCGACAGGATCAGCTTCAGCGCCCGCACCGGGGACGCCCCGGTACTCGGGTCGTCCGGGTTCCAGCCGTGGAAGGTGATCATCTGCGCGGCGGGGATCTCGACCGGCTCCACCGAACCGGCGGTCGCGGGCGGCTGCACGATCCACTTCCCAGCGGCGAACACCGTGCCGTCCTGGCCCGACGTCACCCACGAAGCGGGGATCTGCCGGATCATCCAGCCAGAGGCCGCGTCCGCGTCGCGCCGCACCCACCAGAACGCCCGGTCGTGCAGTGCCAGATCGCCGATCGTGGCATACACCAGCTCATACATGGTGACGTCCGGATTCGGGCGCCGCAGCAGAGCAGCCACTCCCTGGCCTGTCACCCGTCGCCGGTCGGAATCCGACACGCGGTCGAACGTGTGCAGCCCCAACTGCGCGACGTTCCGCGCCACGAAATCGACCACGGTCCGCAGATGCGGCTGGGTCCGCCACAGCTCCGCATGGTCCATGCCCAGCACCAGGGCCTGATCCATGCCCTGCCACGTCCAGCCCGGACGCTGCCACGTGCGGGCTGACGGACGCGCGAACGGAAACCACTGCTTGACACGCAGCCAGCCGCTACGGAGACCCACAGCCCACCCCCGTCAGCCGACCATCTGGTCGTCCTCGTCGTCGTCTTCGTAGGCGCTCTTGCGCACCGGCGCCCGGTTCCGAGCCCGGTCCAGCGCCATGACCAGCGCTACCACGCCGTCGATCTTGTCGGCGCTCGTCTTCTTGTCCGGCTTCACATTCAGGCTCGGGTCGGTGGCCACCGTCAGGTTGTCGATCATCCAGCGCATCGCCGGGTTCCCGCCGTGCCGCAGCAGAGGCACCTCCGGCGTTCCCTGCCGCAGCAGCCTGGCCAGCTCCTTCAATGGCGGCGACATCGACCGGTAGCCCTGCCGCATTTCCACCATCGGCGCATCGTCCCCGACGAGATCCGTGATGAGCTGCGTCGAGTTCCACGGGTCGTAGGCAACCTCCACGACATTGAAGTCGTCGCGGTCCGCATTGATCGCCTCACGGATGTGGCCGTAGTCCATGACGTCCCCGTCGGTGACCGTCAGCCAGCCCTGCCGCACCCACACATCCGCCGCCCCAGCCGTGCGGTCCCGCAGCCGCGTCAGGTTCGCCTCCGGAGTCCACAGCCGCCACAGCGCCTGATAGCCCTCCGTGCCGTCGCCGGGCTTCCCCTCCGGAAACACCAGGCAGAACGCCGACAGGTCGCTCGTGGCCGCCAAGTCCAGGCCGCCGTAGCACTCCCGGCGCCGCAAAGCCTCGCGGTCCACCATGCCGGCGTTCCGGTCCCACTCGGCGAGGGAGATGTACTTGCTCTCCTGCTTCGTGCGGATGCCCAGTCGCAGCCGCAGGAAGGACGCCAGCTCGATGGGGTTCTGCCGGGCCTTCGCCGCGGCCTTCTCCATGCTCTCCATCGTCGGCGAATCGCCGGCCGCCAGGCCCGGGTTGGCCTTCAGCCACGTCTCCGCTGCGAACGGATCGTCCTGCTTGTCCGCCGCGAACACCACTCCGTAGAAAGTCGGATCGACCAGTGCGCCGCGGGCCAGCTTCTCGCAGTACTCCCGGATCTCCGCATACGGAGAGAACGGGGCGCCGGAGTCCGCCGTCGTGGCGTACATGATGAGCGGCTGCTCGCGCGCGCCCGTCCCGGTCTCCACCGCCTCGATCAGATCCCGGGTCTTGTGCAGGTGCAGCTCGTCGACGAACGCCGCGTGCGGGCTCGTGCCGTGCATCGCGTCGCCGGCCGACGACATCACCGAGAAGAAGCTGCCGGACCTAGGGTGCTGGATCTTGTCCCGGAGGGGCTTGACGTGCCCCTTCAGGTCCGGGGCCTTCGTCGCCAGCAGCCGCACCGGATCGAAACAGAGACGCGCCTGGTCCTTCCGCGTCGCCAGCGCGTAGACCTCCGCGCCCTCCTCGCCGTCGGCGCACGTCAGATATACGCACTGCCCGCCGCCGACCGTCGTCTTCGCGTTCTTGCGCGGGATGTCCAGGTACTGCGTCTGGATGATCCGCGCCGTCCGGCCGTCCGCCGTCGGCCGCACCCACCCGTAGGTCGGGCCGATCAGGTACGCGATCTGCCACGGCCGCAGCGCTATGGGGCGTCCTGCCCATTTGCCCTTCGTATGCCGCAGCCGCGCGAACGCGTCAACTACCCGGTCCACGCGGCGCGGATCAAAGTATGCGCCCGGCACCTCGCGGGGCTCCGGCGTCTTGTGCTGCGGCGGACAGGTCGGCAGCTCATACCCTCGCGACAGCAGGTAGTGCGCCACCTCGGGGCTGAGCTTGAGCTTGTCGAGCACCCGCTTCCCGGGCACCTTCACCGCCACGACGGATCACCCCCTCATGCGAAGGGGTTCGCCTCCGTCGCCTCATCCTTCGCCGGGATCCGCGCTCGCGCCGCGAACGACATCCCGAGCTGCTTGGCGTACTCCAGGAACAGCTGCGACTGGCTACGCATCTCAGCACCGGCCGGGTTCTTCTTCGCCGTCCCGCCGTGCGCCGCATCGGTCAGCACGACGTCGCCGGCCTGGAGCGCGTCGCCCGCCTTGCGCGCGGCGAGGAAGTGGCGGATGGCCAGCTCCACCGTCGCCCCGTCAGCCCGGGTGAGTAGTCCGGCGCGGTCCAGCTCGGGGACGATCGCGTCCCACAGCTCGACCATCTCCCGGTCGCCTTCGGGGAAGCCTGGCGGACGGGGCGGGGCGGACGGGGCGACCTTCTCCGCCATGGTCCCTGCAGCGGCGCCCGGATCGGGCACGGCCTGAAGGTGCTTAGGGATCTTGAGGGGGCCACGAACACCCATAGTCACCTCCGTCACGGTCTGTCACAAAAGGGCAAAACGGGCGGCGCGATCTCGCTCACCACCTGGGCGGTCGCCCGGTATGTCCGATATGGTGATGCTGACGCCCCTACCCCCGACGGTCCGCCCATCCACCAGGCGACGACCGTGCAGTGTGCCTGTCGTGGCATCCCTTGCACAGTCCTCGTCCGTGCTGCGCGTCGTCAGGGTCCAGGCCCCCCGCCACTAGCTCCCGGCGGGTCTTTGGGTGGTGGTCGGCCACCGTTGCCAGCACGTCGCAGTCGCCAGGTCCGTGCAACACCAGGGCACCCCGCCGGCACTCCTGGTCGCAGGTGCACACGGGATCGCGGGCGAGCACTGCGCCCCTGAACCTGCCCCGGTGTCTGCGACCGTAGCCGCGTTGGTGGCTGTTGCCGCGCGCCCGGTCGGTGGCTTGCCTGTCCCCGGGGGTGCACCGGGGGCACCTCTCGCCGGGGGGTACTGTGCCCCGGCATCCTGCGCATACCCGGGGTGGCCTGCTCGGCATGACCACCCCCGGGGTTACCTATTGGGCTGCTACGACTACTGGAGGCGGCTCATGCTGTTCTCCGTCCGGGCGGGAGGCTGTAAAGCTGGTACTCCAGCATGGCGGTCCGCTGGTCCCCGTCCGGAAGGCGGAGGGGCCGCTCGTTGTTCAGCCACGCCCACGCGGTGTCGGCGGGCACCTCCCTCGCCCCGGTGATCTGAACCGTCTTGGCCGGTTCATCGTCCAGCGGCAGCAGCAGGGCTGCGGGCGATACACCCAGCACGGCAGCCAGAGCCACAAGGTCATCGACATCAACGCGTCGTTCACCGAGTTCGATCCGCGTGAGCCCGGAGGACGGAATTGACCGACCGCACTCGGCGAGCCTCGCCGACAGGGACTTGACTGTTAGGCCACGCACTTTCCTGAGGCGGAGGACGTTGGTGGCGACATGGTGCCCAATGACGCCGACCTCAATTGCTCGCTTCATCTCGTCCTCCAGGTGTGCGGAAGCCCCGGCGCCTGGAGACGTCGGGGCTCCCTTCCCGCCGGGATCAGCGGCGGGCGATCGGGGTAGTCAGCTGCCGCCGGGGTCGGGGCAGTTCATGGTGTCGTCGAGGTCGGGCCAGTCGGCTCGGCAGACGATGACGGCTGCGTCGGCCTCGCGGACGACGGCGATGGTGACGGCTGTGGGCCCGTCGATGCTGTCGGCGTAGTCGCGGATCGCCTGCTCGGCGGTCTCAACGGTGGCGTCGGGCATGAGGAGGTCTACCCTCCCGATGCCGCCGTCGGGTAGCTCTTCGGTGATGACGTCGTAGTCCACCGTCTCCTCCTCGGGCTCGTCTCCGCTTCCGCAGGCGGTGAGGGCGAGCAGGGCGGCGGCTATGGCGGTCACGGTGGTGCTGCGGGTGCGTCTCATCGGGGCAGCATCGCAGGCGGGTTGGCCTGGTGTCTGCGGCGTGACGGACCTGTGACCGCGCCGGGCGGGTAGCACCCGCACGATGTCTGAGCCGCCCGGCACGGAGTCTTGGGGGCGTCGTCAGTCCGTGTCGTGTTCGGCGCGGATCGACACGCGGCGCACCAGCAAGGTCAGGGTGACGCTCACAAGGCTGCCTTTGTCCACCTTCATCTCGTGGACGATCACGGGGTTCTCCGTGTCCATCAGGAGAGAGTGGCCGTTGATGCGGACGTCATCGGGGACGATGACGCTTTGGCCAGCAGTGCCATCCGTCTTGGCGCCGCGCTCGATGATCTCGATGACTGCGCCGAGGGGCTCGGTCATGGCTCAGGCCTTCAGCTTCGCGGCGTCGCGGCGAGCCAGCAGGTCCCGGGCGGTGAGCGGTTCGCGCTCCGGTTCCGGCTCGTCGCCCCCGTCGTCAGCCTCCTCGATGGGGACGCTGCGGATGCTGCGGACGTTGATCGCTGGCACGAAGAGGACCATGGCGTCGCCGTTGGCGATGCGCACCTCGTTGTCACGGGTGATGAGGCTGGTGCCCACCACCCTGTCCTCCGGGCCTTCGTCGCAGTAAGTGACGATGTAGCGGTACTTGGCCATGCGCGGTCTCCAGACGGTGTGTGGCGGCTTGGCTGGCTCCCCGCCCGCCGCCAGGGGGCAGGGAGCCGTGGGCGCTCAACGCGGAGGACGGAGCGCGCCCGGCTTTCAGGCGGCGCGGGTCTTCGGCGCGCGCTGCGGAACGGCCTTGTACTGCTCTGCGAGGGGCTGCACGTGCTGGCGGGCGTACATGGTGCCGTGCATCCGCCAGCGGCCCGGGTAGCGGGCGATCTTCCCCCTGGCGGCCCACTGCCGCAGCACGGGGCCGGGGACGCCCCACTCCTGCTCGATCTCGTCGGCGGTCATGAGGTCCACGGGGCGGGCGTCGGCGACGTGCACAGACACCCCCTTGACGCGCGAAAGCCCCGACCGGGGCCGGGGCTTCGTTCGGGCACATGTGTGCCACGAGGGCATTGTGACATCGCAGGTGATCGCGGTCAAGCAAGCGAGTCAGTGGGCGAGCGAGGGCCTCCCGGTGGCCCGACGGCATTCGTTGATGTAATCCAGAAGCTCGCGGCCCGGCTCGAACCACTCCCCGTATCGCCGAAGGCCAGCGAAGCGGCGATGTAGCTCTGCCTCCTCCGCCCGACCGCCCGGAAAGTGAGCAAGGACCGTGGCGTTCAGTGAGACGGCCCGGTGGCGAAGGTTGCCAGTGAACCCGATTTTGATCATTCTCTCTCGGCGCATGAAGTACACCACGGAGCCCGGTTGCTCTCGCCTGGCGATCGCCGAGCCGAACTGATGCCGCCGCGTGCTCCCGCCCGCATTGAGCCAGTGCTCCAGCGTTGCCCTCCCGGTGAGGTGAGCAAGAGCTTCGGCTGCCTCGCGTTGGTGCTCGGCGCAGAAGCGTAGGGGGTCGCTGGTGACGGCAAGCATCCTGCATTCGCGGTACCAGCAGATTCGATCTTCGCCCCCCGGCTGAGGCGCCTCCACGATGACCCGCACTCCGCATCCGCAGCGGTAGGAGCCTCGGGGCCGGCGTCCGTCGATGGCCATGGTGCGTCCGCATCCGCAGCGGACGGTAGCTTGGGTCATGTCGGTCTGCTCTCGTCAGGTCGGCCATGCCCCGGGGGTGTTCGCGCACCCGCCGGGGTCTGTCCTCCCCATTCTCCCAGCCACCACCGACAGTTGACGGGCTACGGCCGCCACTCCGCCCGGTACTCCGGGTGGTCCGACCAGATCGCGGCGAGGTGGCGGAGGGTGTGGCAGGAGTTCGGGGCGGACAGGTCTTGCAGGCATTCGTGGCACACGTACTTCCCGTGCCGTCCGGTGTGCTGATCCACCACGACCCGCAGCGCCGCCACCTCCCGCAGGACCCGCGCGGGGTCGTGGGCGGCGATGTGTTCAACGAGGGCGTAATCACGCTCTCGCGTGCCTGGCGCCTCAGCAACGGCGCGCCGACCTGGCCCTGTCGTTTCGACGGTGTAGAAGATGTTCTCCCCGTCAGGGGTTTCCTCCGTCATCGCATTCCAGTGGGTGTCGCCGGTGGCTCGCGCCTCCGCCTCCCACTCGTCCAGCCGCGCCCGCACGAACGCGGCGATCTCGTCGGTCATGCCGTCATCCTCTCGCGGTCGGGGGGCCCGCACCAGCACGGTGCGGGCCCCGGTCGGTCAGCGCTTCGGCTTGGCGGGCTTGTCGGATACCCATCCGCCGCGCTCGGCGTCGTAGGTGCTGCCCCACTTCCCGGCGGGCGGTTCGGTCTTGGTGCGGGGCTTGATGGGCATCAGCTTGCGGAGCATGATCGGGTCCTGTCTCGATGCGTCGGGATGGGGCCCGGGGCGGCGGCTGCTGGCAGGCGAGGCCGCCCCGGGCTGGTGGTGGGTCAGCTGGGTGGCGATAGCAGCCCGGCCGCGACGGCGGCACGCAGCCAGTCCCGCCCTTCCTGGATCAGGGCCTCGGGGTTGTCCTTGCCGAGTTGGAGCCAGTCCGCGTGCGAACCGCCGGTGGTGAGCCTCCAGCGGGCCTCTGCCAGGCGGCGGACACGCCGGTCGACGTAGTGGACTCGCGCGGCTGCGTCACGGTCGATCGGCGCGCCCTCGGTGGGCGTATCGGTCATGGGTCCTCCAGGGGTAGATGGTGGGTCCGGTCTATCCGGTCTGGCCGGCTCCCGGCACGCCCCCGGCAGGGGCGCACCGGCAGCCGTCAGGCGCTGCTACGTCCCGTAGCTACGGCCGTAGTCAGATCCGCTACATCGCAGGTCACGCCGCTTGTAGTGGCGGTAGCTACAGGACCTGGAAGGGGCTCGGAAGAGGGGACAGGGAAGGGGCCGATCACGGCCTCCAGATCCTCCCGGTGCACCCCCTGAGCGACCCTTTCGGCCGCGCCCGGGACAGCCCCTTTCGGGGCGCGCACGGATGGCCTCCAGGCAACCCCCTGTTCGGCCAGCACGGTGCGCAGCTCGGTGGCGTCGAAGCGGGGGTCTACGCCGGCGCGGTGGAGAGCGGTGAGGAGCGCGGTGAGGTGGATGCCGCGGGCATTGCCGATGAGCTGCGCGGTGAACGCAAGCAGGGGGTCGATCGGGGCCGCCGGGGCAGGCTCCTCCTCCGCCTCTGGTTCCTCCTCCTCGTCTTCGTCTTCTCCGGCGATCCAGCAGACCGCGACCAAGGTGGCCCCGGCGATGCCCCAGGCGAGCGGACCGGCCGACACCAGCAGCACTCCGCCGACCGCGAGCGGAAAGGCGGCGGCCGTGCTCCAGGTGCCGTATCCGATGGTCCGCCAGTACCAGCGGCAGCCCTTAACGGGGCAGGTCCGCAGGTAGACGTGTCCCGCGTGCCAGCACCAAGTGGCGGTGCGGTGCGCCCCGGTGAGGAACTGCTCGATGGCGTCGGTGGCCGCGGTGACCCAGGTCGGGCGCTCGGTCATGCGAGGCCGCCGGTGATCTGAGCGACGATCAGGACGGGCACGCCCCAGATGCCGCCTGCGGCGGCCCAGGTCACGCCCATGACCATGCCCATGATGGCTTCGGCGCGGGGCTTGAGATCGACGAACCACACGATGCCGAGCGTGACCAGCGCGATGGCGCCGGCGCCGATGTTCCCGACGACTCCGAGGGCTGTGGCCTGTGCGAGAGCGTCGCGCAGGACGTCGGAGGGGTAGGACCATATGCCGCCGGCTCCGATCCAGACGGTCATGGCGACGAAGCCCCAGATCAGGGCGGCCATGGGCTTCAGCCGGTGCTTGGCCTTCTCGCGGGTGCCGAGGATGAGGAGGAGGAGCATCACGACGGCGAGGCCACCGGCGCCGAGGCTGCCCATGTATTCGCCGTCCATGACGCCGGGGGCGTATTCGGCGTCGTCCCACCAGGCGGCGGGAGTGGTGGCGGGTGCTGCGAACATGGCGTGTCCTTGCTGGTCAGAGGTTGAGTGCGGGCCAGGCGGGCGCCCACAGCAGGACGCCGGCGACCACGGACGCGAGGGGGATTCGGCACGCCCAGGCGGCCCAGGGGGGCAGGGCGCGGGTTCGTCGGTCCCAGACGGCCCAGACGATCCCGGCCAGGGCGGTGCCGAGGATGAGCGCTGCGCCGATGGAGGCGTCGGCGGCGATGTTGTCGAGCCAGCCGGTGACCGTTCCGGGCGCGGTCCAGTCGGCTCCGGCCGCCGCGGGCAGGAGTCCGGCGGCTGCGGCCGAGGTGTTGTAGAGGGTGGCGCGGGCGCGCTTGCTGCGGACGATGTCGCGCCGGGCTTCGGCGGCGTCTTCGGCGGTGGGCAGCCGGCCGGCTGCTGCGACGAGGGCGTCGGCGATGGCGTCGTAGGCGCTCTGCTGGTCTTGCTCGGTCTCGTCTTCGGCCGGGCTGCTGTCGGTCTCGGTCTCGGTGGTCTCGCCGTCGGTCTTGGCGGTCTTGGCGGTCTTGCCGAGGTCTACCGGGTCGGTCTCGGTGCGCTCCGCTGCCTGGTCTCGGGTCTCGGTCTCGCGCGGCCCGGTCTCGCTTCGGAGGTCTCGGAGGTCGATGGTCTCGCCGGGGGCGGGGATCCTCCCGCCGGGGTCTCGGTCTCGGCGGTCTCGGGTCTGGGTCTCGCCTGCCCAGTCCTGGTCTACGAATCGGTCGAACCAGTCGTCGGCCACGGTCTACTCCTCTCCGGTGAGGTGGCGGAGGCGGCAGCGGATGTGCTGCTCGTCCTGGCGGGTGATGTCGGGCGGCAGGACCGGCAGTCCGGGTCGGACGCGGTAGGCCGGCGGGGCGGCCGGGGCCTGCTCGGGGCCGGGCAGTCGGGTGACGGTGACCGGGCCGTCAGGGCGACGCTGTCGCCGCCACCGACGAGCCAGACGGATGAGGGTTCGCATGGCGGGTCAGCTCCCGGTACGGGCGTGGAGGGCGGACGGCAGCGCGGCGAGGTGCGGTTCGGTGCGCTCGATGCGCTGTCGGCTCTGGCGGGCGGTGGACGAGACGGGCTTGAGGCCGGCGGCCGACATGGCGGCCGTCATCTGTCCGGTTGTCGGGCGACAGCCGGTGTCGTAGAGCGGCCTGATCGCGCGATCGACGGGGCTGTCGTAGGTGGCGGGTGCCTGTGGCGGCTCTGGCGGGCGCTGCTCGTCGCTGCTGTCGGCGGTGTCGGGCGGTGGCGGGGCGTCGTGGCGGGTGTCGCCGGTGCCGCTGTCGGCCGGGGGAAGTTCGGCGGCGGCGCTGTCGGGCGCCGTGTCGGCCTGCCAGGGGGATGGCAGGGTGACGGTGGCGAGGGTGGCGGCGTGGCGTCGGGCCGCCAGCAGCTCCAGCAGCATCCGGCGCTGCTCCGGTTCGGCGCCGACCTGGGCGCGGCCGACGGCGACGGACAGACGACTGGCGAGCCTGCTCCGGCGGCGGGTGGTCCACCACCCTCCCCCGAGCGGGGTATCGGCGAGGCGCGCGGCGTAGGTGACGGCGCGCACGGTCCACCGGTCGCGGGTGATCTGCTCGGCGCTGCGGTCCCTGGTGGCCAGGCCGAGCCAGGACAGCAGGCGTTCGCGGAGTTCGCGGGCGATGGTGGCGAGCAGGCCGTAGCGGAGCGCTCCGGGCCGGGCGTGGCGGATCTCGATGCCCATGGCGAGGTGCCACAGCAGCGCGGCCATGAACGGGCCGACAAACGCGCGGACGATGCCGCCGACGGTGCCGGAGACGGCGAACGCGGGGATCACCTGGACGCCGGTGATGACCCAGACGAGGAGTCCGGGGGTGCCGGCCCTGCCGGGCTGGTCGTCGGTGGCGGTCTGGCGGATGTGCTGGCGGGCCAGGAGTGCGCAGGCGAACAGGGCGAGTTCGGCGGCGGCGAACATGGCGGCCCGTTCGGCGGTGCTGCCCATGTCGAGGTACTGGGCGGCGAACCGCCAGGAGGTGTCGGCGGTGTAGGCGGTGCAGGCGACGGCCGCCACGGCTGCCACGACGACCGACGCGGGGGTGCCGTCGAGGGCGTGTCGGGCGCTGCGGGCGGCGCGGCTGGCGGTTCGCCAGGCGCCCCAGGTGGCGGTGCAGATGATGGCGGCGATGGCGAGGGCGATGACGGCCGCCACGGCGGTGTTGTCGGCCGCTGCGTTGCGGATGGCGGATGCCATGGCGGTGAGGGCGTCCACGGTGGCGGGTCTCCTGTCGGGTGTCAGCGGGTGCGGCGATGGCGTGCGCGCGAGGGCCGGATGGTCCAGCAGGTGAGCGCGACCGTCCCGGCGCCGATCGCGATCCCGGCGTGCCCGGCCACCAGTGCCCCGCCGAGGCAGGCGAGGGAGCCGTACCTGGCGAGTCGGCTGGTGGCCTCGCGGCGGAGCCAGTTCACGCGTCGTCCTCGAACTCGGACGGGCCGCTGGTGTCGTAGCTCATGGGGCTGGTCTCGATGTGCATCTGGCCGACCGCGAATTCGACGTCGGCGGCGGCTTTGACGGCTGCGGCCAGTGCGTCCCGGAGGTACCGCACCGCGGCCTGCGGGTCGCCGTCGCCGTCGATGGCGAGGCGGCCGTCCTCGTGGGTCCGGGTGACCGGGCGGATGGACTGTTCCAGGGCCTGCGGCAGCATCCCGGCCAGCTGCGACAGGGCGCCGATCGCGCTGTAGGTGTCGCCGGGGCGTTGCCACTCAGGCCCGGCGGAGCGGCTGGCGTGGTTGAACTGGCGGATCGCCTGAACGGCGCTGTCGATGTGCCGTGCGGGGCCGTTGCTCATGCGGCACCGCCGAACGGGATGGTCATGGAGGCGCGCATGATCTGTGCGGCCTCGGAGCCGTCGGTGGTGCGGGTGGCGAATCGGGCGCGCACCTCGTCGACGATGCGGCTGGTGGTGTCGGTGTCACCGCGGCGGCGGGCGGCGACGTAGTCGCGGACGGCGGGGTGTTCGCTGGCGGCGAGCTGGTCGGGGGTGAGGTCTGCGGCGTCTCGGTGGTAGGCGTCCGGGAGGCTCACGGTGTGCTCCGTTCGGGTGGGGTGGCCGCCTCCGGGG